GAAATAATGTTTGAAGTTCATTCTGTGATTTAACACTAAATACAGATTTAATCCAGTCCAATATTCTAGTAAATAAAGACTTAACTGAAGAATCTGTTTTAGTATTAGTTGGATCTGTTTTAAATTTTTCAAACTCATCAGCTAAATACTCTTCATAATATTCTCTTATTAATTCTGATTCTGACATATTGGTATATGTATTAGCAGAATTTCTAAATTTCTTTAGTTCAGCTTCAAAACTTTTACCCTCAGATCTAAGTTTTGCACGTACCTCTTTTCTAGCAATATTTATATACTCATTAATTTCTACATCAGTTAATAGCATTCTAAACACACCATGAAAAGCCTCATGATATTTATAAGGACTAGTAGCTGATGTATATATTGTACCTTGTAGGTTTAGTCCAGATGCTAATTGATCTAGTGCTAAAACAAAAGCACCAACACGTACACCACCAGCTTTCATATTGTTACCAAGAGTATTTATGTCAGCTATATTGATATAACTTGGTAGATTTTCTTCTGCCCATTTAGTAAATGCATTAATATCTGTTACATCAGATTGAGATAACTGCTCTGGTGAAAGTATCTTGTTAGCACCTTTCTGTTCAATATCTTTAACTTGTTTTAAAAGTTTTTGATATTCTTCATTTTCTCTAAGAACTTTACGTCTATCTTTTGGAGATATATCTTTTACTAATTCAGATTTTAGTACTTCAAGTTTTTGTTTTAAACTTTCAAGCTTACTAGTTTGTTGTTGTTTTGGTTCTAAGTAATCAATACCTCTTTGAAACCAAGCTTTTAATTTTCCATCTAAACCAGGTATTGCAGCTTTAGCTTCCTCTAACGTTACCCCATTAGCACTAAAAGATTCTGCAACTTCAAATCCTGTGGCATTTATAGGAAAGAATAAATTCCCTCCAACATAAATAGATATTAATTCTTTTACACCAGCACTTCTTCCATCCGTGCTAGATTTAATAAGCTGGTCTGAGCTATCTTGATTAAGATTTTCTTTTTCTCTTTTGATTGCTTCCATTGAATCAATCATATCAGACCTATAAGAATAGACTTCTTTCTCTCTTTCAGTTAATGCTGCTGGTACAGGTTGTGTAAGTTTATCTACTATTACTTCTAATTGTTTTCTTGATATATCTTCAAAACCATTATTTTCTAAATCTTTAAACTCTTCTTCACTATAAGATTCTAAAGATAAAACATCTTGTATTTCTTCTTGCTCTTGTAGTATAGGATCAGTTTGACTTTCAGAAGCTACTGTTGTCATTTCTAAATCAACCATTGCTTGTATAACATCCGAAGAAGAAAATACTTGGGCTTGAAAAGTATCTATGACTTGTCCTATTACATTAGTGGTTGTTTTATTAATTATATCATTAACAGTTGCTGCATCAGGAAAACTTGTTCTGAAATTTTTATTTGTTAGTTTTATTTCGGCTGCTTGAATATCTTCATCACTATTAAATTTAGTAACTAACTCTTGCATTAGCGTTACAGCTTGAGAAGGATCATCTTGAAGTTTAAGCAAGTCTATATCTTTAACTTGAACGCTAATTGTTTTACCTACTTGCTTACCTAGATTTTTATCATAAAGCTGCATTTGTATCTTTCCCCATGGATCTACTTGTAATGATATTCTATAACCCGGCTTAGTAGAAATAAACAATCCTTCACTTAGATTATCATTATATTTATAGTTGTATGATAAACTTTTTTCTTTACCCTTCTTGTCTAAATTTTCTATTTTTGTTAACTCTGCACGCTCAATAAGTTTTACAGCTAACTCAGCACGCATTTCTGCTGTCATAGTACCTGCTTTCAAAGGAACTAATCTATATGCTCCATTAGGTAACAAAACTGCAGCCATATATCTATCTCTAGCTGCTTCTAATATTCCACTTTGTCCAGACGCTTCAAGACCAGCTTCAACCTTAGCTTCAAGTTCTCTAGCTTCTTTACCTTCCAAATTAGTAATAGTAGTCTCTGCTACCTTACCACCTTTTAGTTTTTTAAGATCATATATTAAATAGTTACCATTTTCATCAGCATGTTGATATTTTAATGAAGATAAAGATCTAACTGAACTGTTATCATAAACAACATTACCTCCAGAAACTAAAAGTGAAAAGTCAAAATCTAATTTATCTACAGGTACAAAAGCTATTGCACCTTTAGATTCAGCAAGTGCATTTGTTGCTTCATTAGTAATTAACTTATTAAGAGCAAAGTTGCTTCTTGCTAAATTTAATATTTCTTCTTTTGTTAAACTTTCTCTAAGTGTCTTGCTAACAAACAATGTACTATTAGCAAGATCCGGAGTTATTGTGCTAAGATTTTTTACAGGATTTCCTTCTGCATCTATCATTTCAAATACATCATTTGGTATATAAGCAAAAATACCATTTGAGTTATCTGAAAGTTTTATACCATTCTTAAGCAATGCATCATTTATTCTTTTCTGTGTGTCTTGGCTTCCTGCTGCTAAACCTATTCTATATGCAGATGTTTTTACTTTAACATATTTATTTGGGTTTTTACCTTCCATAGTAAACTGACCCTGATCTACCCCACCATTCGGATCTGCTTCTATAACTAAATTTAAATTTTTTAAATCTGTTTCATCTAAGATTTGTAATATCAAATCTAATCTTTTAGAAGCCTCAGTATAATTTCTTTGACCATCAACAGTATTAGCATGAGGATATATTTGATTTATTTTTTCAATATTTACTCTTGCATTAGTAGGATCAAAATCATATTTAATTTCTTGTTTAGTAAATCTTCCGGCAAACTCTCCTCTATTTACAACCGTTACCTTATTACTTCCATCATTAATTCTTAAACGCAACTTACCACCTGAAATAGATCTAGGTGTACTTACTACAACATACTCTTTACCATTTCTATAAACAAGCATTCCTTGATTTAACTCTTCATTATCAAATTTAAAAGGTGCATTATCGGGTGCTTGTTTTTCTAAAGCTTCTTGTGCTTGTACAGCTTCTTTTGATGTAGGATATGTACCTTCATATTTGCTATCTATCAAACTAAGCAAGTCTGCTGATAAATCATTACCCTTTGGATCTACTAGTTTAAAAAATGCAATAGGTTTTCCATTTTCATCTATAGTTGTAACTTTAATAACGTTAACACGTGCACCTTCTTTATATATATCAACATTATTTTTTCCTTTAGTTATATCTTCTTTACTTGTTTGTTTCTGTGTAGGTGCAATTATTTCATCCAAAGAAACATTAGCTGATTGTAAAATTTCACTTACTAAATCATTTTCTCTTACTTCTCTAGACTTTAACCATGCATCAAAACCTAGTTCATTTAGCAATTGATCTTCTGTTACATTTACGTAAGCTGCATTACCTTGTGCATCTAAAACTGGTAGTTTACCAGATGCCCATAATTTTTTTAAAGCATTAAATGTGTTTTGCCATATTGCACCCTCACTATTTCTCCACTCTTCAAAGGTCAATACGTTTTCTCCTAAAACTGTTTGTGTAGCAGAATACTTAGAATACTGTCTTTTTAAAAGCTCATTTAGCATTCTTGTATTATTTGTTTCAGGTAATATAACATCTATAGATGCATTATCTAAAACTTGATCTTGTGCTGTTTTTGCCTGTGTAATATCCTCCTTTTGATTTTCTTCTTTAGGAGATTGTTCTGATTCTTCAGTTTTTTCTTGATTGTTCCTATAGACATCAAGTAATCTTTGTATTTCATCATACTTAACTTTATCAACCTTTTTATCAATTTGACCTTGCTCGTTGAAAAAAGTCATTGCATTTAAATATCTTACATCTCCAGTTTGTAAAAAACCTTTTACATTTTCTGGATCACCAACATAACCTCTCTTAAAAAGTTGATTCATTAGCTCATTGGCCTCTGCAACATTTAAATATTTTTTTATTTGTTTTTCAAAATCAGAAGATAGACTTCTATATATATTTTTATTAACTTCTATTTGTCTATTAACAATCTCATTAAATCTTTCTGGATTAGCTAAGTACTCAATGGCTTTATCATATACTCTTGCTCTACCTTTAAGTGCACCATAATCTATCATTTTTTTTAGTGCTTCCTTTATTTTAGACTTATCAGCAAATGTATTTTTGCTATTTGCTAAATACTTTATGTACTTTTCAAACACAGGTAAAAGTTTGCTACCCAGTTTTCTTTTATCAAAAGTACCATCATTGTTAAGTAGATTTTTATCAGATAAAACTTTTTGAATCTCTCTTAGTCTTTCTAATTTACCTTCTAATCTTTTTTTATCTTTCTTACCTTGTTCTGTTGAATCATCTAAAACTAATATATCTTTTGATAGTAAAAATAATTCATTACTTATAGAATCAGGATCTAATAATACAGTCACATCACTAGCAGCCATACCATCAAACAAAGGATCATTAGCTAATTCAGTATATATACTATTAGCTCTTTCTAGAGCACGTTGAAATCCATTCTCAGTAAACATATACAAGTAATTAGCATGCTCCCATGCTTGACTTTTTAAAACTTCTTGTATATACTGTCTTTTTTCTGTCTCTTTATTAAACTGGCTTGGATCAAAAGGATTTTTATTATCATCTTTTTTTCTATTGTAATCAGCTTCTGTCTTATCTATTTGTGTAATAAATTTTTCTAATCTTGATCTTATCTTTCCGCTTTTTACATCAGCTTTGCTAGATGGAAACGCCTGTGCTAATTCTGCATCAGTCATTTTTAAATAATCTCTCAATTGATTTTTAAACAGTTCTGATGTGCCAGTTTTAAAAATAGTATACATCTGATGAAACTTAGCTGCATCTTTTTCATCTTGAAATCCAAATCTATCTTGACTAAATACATTCTTTTTCATTTCAGCAGCAGCCTGTTTTTGAAAAAAGAAATTTAATTTTTGAGGATCAAACACTGATCCTGGATCATCAGCCTGTGCATTCCATGCTTTATTATGTACAGTAACTAAATCTTTAACATATTTATCTTTAATTTCTTGATACTCTTTATAAGCTTTAGGATCATTTATTCTTTGATATAAAGCGGGTATACCTTGAAAAAATAATTTCTGTGGTCCTTGTACAATACCACCCATTAAAAAACCAGATAAAAAAGTTTCTGCTCCTTGACCACTAAACTGACTGGACATTCCAGAAGCAATATATTGATTTCTTAATGCTACACCACCTGCCAACGGATCATCTAATAGGGCAGTATAGTAACCTTTAGTTCCTGCTGAAACAGCTTCTTGTGCAACTTCTTGTATACCTTCTGCAATGTTTGCAGCAAAATATCTAGCACTAGCTGCTAATGCCCTGCCGGTATTACCCTTTACTCCACCCGCTCTGACTTTTGTCCACCAGCCTCCTAGACCTGTACCAGCATCTTTAAAAACATCTTTTACTTTTCCTGTTGCTGCATCTTTTACTCCTTTACCTTTAAAAAGTCTACCGTTCAATCCTTTTTCAAAAGTTTCTCCAAAAACTCTACCCAGGCTTCTATTGAATCCACCCAAGGCATTTCCTAAAACAAACCAGTTACTGGCATATATAATAGGTGCATTTGCCATAGTTGTATAAAACGCACCCTCTGATGCTTTTGATTGTATACTAGCAAATTCTTCAGGAGTTACAGTTACACCACTTTTGGCTTGTGCCATATTCACACCTTCTCTTATAAGCTCATTGTAAACCATACCACCTTCTAGTTTACTTTCAGCTAAAGCTAAATTGACAGCTCTAAAATCTCTATAAAAGCCACCAAAACCAGCTTTCATTTTTGCTAAGTTAACAGCATTTTGAGTTGCATTTTTTGTACTCTTAAAATTCTTTAAAGCATACATTGTATTAGGTGTAAAAGCTTGACCTAAAACTTTTCTTGTACCTTGTGTTGCAGCCCAAAAATCTCTAGCAGTATCTATCTCACTTAATGTTTTCATTGCATTACGTGTAGCATCTGCCATTTTTTTCATATCAAATAAACCACTAATAGCATCACCTGCACGTTTGACGTTTGCAACTGATCTACTTGCTAATAATGCATCAGATGCTGGATTAAGAAAACCTTGTGCTGCTGCAGCACCTGCTAATATTAATTCTTCTACTGCAATAGATCCAATAATACCAAATGTATATGCACTATTTAATAAAAGATTATTTGTAAAACCTAATGCACCACCTCTACTAGAATTACCAATGGCCATTGCATCTTCAAATTCAAAAGCTGATTCTAAATCTGGTTGTGATAAATAACTTCCGTCACCAAACATATCACCATAAGATCTATATACACTATTAAAACCTGATCCAGCAAGACTTGCAAATTGACCACTCATTCTACTCATATCATCCCATATTGTAGAATTAGCATTATAGAACTCTTCCATATTTGCATATGGTGTAAAACCTAAATCAGCAAATTCTGGATGTTCATAATATCTTAAAAAATTGCTTTGTCTAATACTTGCATATCTGGGTGCAACACGTTGACCTCCGGGACCGTCTTTTTTAGCAGTTAATATATTTTTAACTTCTTGATAAGCAGCTTGTGAGGGGTTTTGTTGAGCAACTGGATTATATTTACCTGTTGCTAAAGATGGACTAACGGTACCTAAACTTGCCATTGCAGGTATACCATATTTATCTATGTCTGCTTTATACCTATCTACTTGAGCTATAGCACCAGGATCTGTTGCAATAACGTTTGCCAGATCTGTTTCTGGTGTTTCAAACATTTCCTCTATAGGTATAAAATTAAATTCTCCTGGTGGAATAACACTAGAAGTTCTTTGATTATTAGCTATAGTGTTTGCTAAAGGTTTGTTAGACTGATCCTCCATTTATATTTTATTTTATTCCGTACTGTTCTTGATCTCTTTTGTGAGCCAATCTATTTTCTTCTCTTCTTGACTTAGCCCAATCATAAAAATTAAATACTTGTTCATCAAGCTTTCTTATACCAAAAGACATATCAATAGGTTGAGTTTGAGTTTCTGTTATATAACTACCACCACTTTCTGTAGTAGGATTGTATGGGACATAAGTCTGTAAAGTATAATTTAATCTATAATCTAATGATCCATCTTTAACTACTCTAAAATCTACAGTACTACCAATACCATCTGGTAATGAATATTCTGCATAACCTTTACCATTTTGAAGAATTGCACTATTTATTTTAGAAACATAAAAATTCTCATTTGAATTTGGATTTATATCATCTTTTTGATCATAAATTATAGTAATTCCTGATTCTCCATTTTGACCTGCATTACTTAATAATTTAATATCATCTGTTGTTAATGCTCCATATTGGTTGCTAACATCAGCACCACCTACAACTTTAGAAGCTAACCACTCTGGGCTATATAACCATTGAGCTGCCGCTGTAGTTTTTCTACCATCTTCTGACCTACCATAAACAGGATTATAGGTATATGTTGCTATTGGAGCAGTCTTGTCAGCATTAGATCTTTTTGGATTATTGTACCAACTTTGTAAATCTTCCATATATAAATTATGCACTTTTTGTGCAACAGCTTGTTGAGATAATAATTCATCAGAATCTAATCCGTCTATATCACCTGCTACAATACCATAACCTTTACCTGTAGTATTTAAATGATCCATTTGATCCAAAAAGTTACCAACTTCTGTTTCAGCTTCAATATTAGGAGTTAATGGATTAACAGAATATTTATAACTTGGATTCATCATTAAATCTCCAACATTATAAGCACCACCTTCTAACACAGTATTTAAAGATGCTGTTGGTATGTCTCCTTTTTTACCTGTTAAAGCATTATTTAATGCATTGTACTGCAGGTCATAATAAGTATTTAAATCATTGTTAACAGCCGCCATTTGTACTTCATTAACACCATTTATCAAATACCTATTCTTTTTTCTTACTTCTTGAGCATAAGCATTATTACGATCATAACCATATAAATTATCCATTTCACTTCTGCTATAAGTACGGAATGCTTTATAATCTTTGTTGTTAGTACCACTATCCCAGCCAGATATATTTGGGTTTGTTATCTCACCTTTCTCAATGCCAGCTACAACTAGTTTTCTATATTCATCTTTATTTAACAATACACCATTCTCATCAAAAATTGATGGCCATCCTGCCTTTTGTAAATCTGATGCATCTTTGCTGTATCCACCAGCATAATTATTACCTTTATCATGTAATGCTTTATAAGTAAGTTCTCCAGCATTAAAAGTTAATTCATTTACTTTATCATAAGCAGCTTGTAAACCAGCAATTTGAGTATTAATGCTATTGTTAGGCCCCGCTATTCTATCATAAAGATCATCATATTGACCACGTATATTAGGATCAGCAGTTGCATTAGGATTGATATTTTTTGTTACTTCGGGGTTGTTTAAAAATAATTCACTTTCTTTTTCATACAAAGAAGCTACAAGACCTCTATTAACATATTCAGTAGGCCCACCTTCATCTCCTTCAGTTTTTACTGTTTCTAATAACTTTTTCTTTATTGATTCTACAGTCCCTTCTATTATAGCACCTTCGTACTCAAACTTATAAGTCTGATTTCTTGCTGGTGTATTACCATCAGGATATAAAGTTTTTTTCATATCTAAGATTGCATCTACTTGACGCTCAAAAACTTTATTATCAAGTTCAATAAACCTTTGGCTATTCATAGCTGGTACATTTACATTACTAGTAATATCCCCATCTTTATCAGTTTTTGCTGTAAATGTATTAGGGTCATTAAAAGTTATACCTCTTCTTTTTAATTTATTTTTTAATGAATTTGGATCACCAGAATCACCAACTATTTCTCCTTTCTCAATTGCTAAGTCTCTAGCTTGTTTATTTTTAAGATTTTGTAAAGCAATTTTATTAGAAGCTCTAGTTCTTTCCATTACTAAATCCCACTTTTTCTTCTTTTCAAATAAAGCAATCTCATTAACACGCATTGTGTATTCTTGGTCTCTAGCTCCATAATTTACAGCAGCTGCTTTCATATCTCTAGCAATATTGTAATTCATAAGCATATTGTATGCTTTATTTAAATTACCCTGTGTACTTTTTTTAGGAGCTGCACCTATACGTTTAATATTTAATTTAGCATCTAATGCTTTCTGTGTAGCTTCTGCAATGCTTTCGTGCTCTTTCATTGCTTCATCCATATCAGAACCAGGTATAATACCATTTTTGCTTTTATAGTCTTGCCAATATAAATTTACTCTTTGAGCTTGATCATTCTTTTGTGATGCTTCTTCTATTTCTGAATCATTAAGTTTATTTATGATATTTATCTGTTCAGTTGCCCAAGCATTTTGACCTTGTTCTACAGAAGAAAATTGTCCTGCTTGCATACCTTGAGAAGCAAAATCTCTACTTTTTACAAATGCATCTTCTCGGTATGCAGCTTGTACTTTAGGATTAGTTAGTAATGCATTTTGTACAGCTTGTAGTGCTTGACCAGTTACCAATCTTCCATTTTTTTCAGTAATAATCCAATCAGTGTTTGCTGTACCATCAGCGTTTTCTCCATAATGATCTATCTTAACACTCAAAGGTGGTTCCATAGATTCTAAATAATCTGTAGCTAATTGATATAAATCAGCGTCTTCTATGTATTTAGGCAAACTAGCTTGGAGTGCTTGATCTGCAGTTCCATTAATAAAGTCATCCATTCTATATTGTAAACCTCTTCTACCAGTTTCCCAATATCTTTCATTCATTTCTTTATTTGAACTCTCAGCTAACCTATCCGCATAAGCCATTTCTTCTCTATATTGAGATGTAAAAACAATATCTTTTACAGTTAAGTCATCATCATAAAATGGTGCAAAAACACTACGTGCTGCATCAGCATTTTGTGCCAAAGATAAATCCATTCCAGATATTTTTTCTATCTGAGGACTTATTAAGTCTGCGTATTGATCTCTTCTTTCTTTTGTATCTTCTCTTGATAAATCTGCATAAACAACTTTATTATATAGATCATTAGTTGCTTTAAAGTTAGCATCATACTTATCCGTTCTTGTTTGCAAAACAGCAGACAAAAATTTATAATCCGGTGTAAATGGTTTAATATCCGGTAAGAAAGATTCTGATCCTTTAATATATGTTGCCATAATTCAAAATTAATATAATTTAATAAGTTTACAAAGCATTGAGCATAAACTGTTTAAGTTTATACACCCATCTTACCTACTGTAAAATTGGGAAATGCCTTTGGTAAATTTTTTATTTCTGTTCCTTTTTCTCCAACGGGTATATTACTGCCTGAATAACCTGTTATACCTCTTTGTTGTAATGCAGCTTTTCCTTGTGTACTAGGTGTATAACCACCATTATTTCCTAATTGCATGTACATATTTAATAACTCAGGTGTTATTTTTTGATCTGCTGGTAAATTTTTTCTAAGCTTAGTATATGCATCTAAGAAAGCTTCTTGTTTATTTTGTGAAGTATCCTTATATGGTTTTCTTCCAATACCAGTAAATAAAACATCTCCACCAAAATCAGGACGAATGTTATACTCATCATACATAGTATTTATATTATATGTATTAGATGCATTTGTTATTGCTGTATTCCACAACTCATTAGCCTTAGCAATTTTTGCATTATCAAAATTTTGTTTTTGTTGTAATGATGCTTGTGTATCATCATAAAGCTGTCTTTCTATACCTACATTACCCGCATCAATTCTATTATCCATAGAAGCTTGAGCTGCAGCAACACGGTTCATTGTATTAACATTATTAGTGTTTGTTGTTTGTATAGCTTTACCTATTTCATTTAGTGTCTTACCTTGAATATTACTTCTTGCAATAGCCTGTGGACCATATGCCCCTAAAGCTCCAGACATAACATTCTGTGCTCCCATTATTGCATTTACTCTTCCTGTATAATCATCTAAAACATAATCAATTTTTTGTTCTTCTAACTTAGGTGACCAAGGCAAAAACAACTCATCTTTCATTAGACCAAGAGCAGTCATATTATTCATATCCTGTGCCCAATATCTTTTAACCGGTCCTTCTGCTTCTTCTATATCAGGTATTTCAATTGTTTCTTTCTTTTTTGGTAAATCAAAAAATCTTTCATCTTCTGTTTGTACATCTACGTCAAACCTTGGTGTATTATATGTATTTAAACCAGGAATACCATCAGGACCATCTCCTGTTCTGTATCCTTCATCACCTGGATTTTTGTAATATGGTACATATGGAATATCTAATCTTTCAGCATCTGCTTTTCTTAATTCTTCAGATTTTATTTGAAATTGTTTCCATTGTGCTAACCACTCAGGATCAAAAAGACTCTTGTCTTTTGTTCTTAAATACTTTTGTTTATCTTCTTCATTTTTAAATGCTGGTCTTCTATAATCCCAACCTTCTATATCATCTAAAACATCACTCCACATTCTTTCAAATGCTTCTTGTGATTCTTGTGATTCAATTTCTTTAGTACCAAATGCAAAATCACCACCAGCAAAACCTTGTGTCTCAGGTCTTACACCAGCTAATCTACCATATCTTTCATTTGCTATAGAAGAATTTCTTAATACATCCCCTTGTGAACTTACATTGTCATCATATACATTTATATTACCTCCACTACCTGTTGTTTCATATTGAGCTATTTCTCTGTCACCCTGCGCATCAAATCTAGACTTTCTTGGTCTATATGCTCTAAGTTTTCCTTTTTCAGGTCCATCTTTTACAATAGAAAATGTATAACCTTCTTTTTTAAGATTTTCAATTTCTATATAGTTTTCAGATCCTATTGGGAAAGGATTAAATTCTGAATTAGTATTTGTAGTTTCTTCTTCTGTTTCTACAACTTCAGTATTTCCTGAACCAATAATGTCAATAGATTCAGTATCAGTAACAGTTTCTTCAGCAGGTACTCTATTTATTATATTAAAGTCTTCATCAAATGCAACTGTTTCAACATGTACATAATCACCATCTTTAAATATATAACCCTTACCAAAATCTTCATTGCCCGGTATAGCATTTACATAATACATACCTTCAGTTGCTTCAGCCTTTCTAGGTATACCATAGTCTCCATCCTCCATTCTATTATATACAATTTCAGTACCTCTTTGAGCTTTATCTAAAAACTCTCTCATTTCATAACCATATTCAGCCATGCTTAACATATCGTTATCTGCATTAGCCATTTGCATTTGGTTTGCAAATTGTGAAGGATCAGGAGCCTGAGCTGCATTAACTTGATTTTGTTGTTGTTGCAACATTTGTTGAACTAAAAATAGTTGTTCTTGTTGACCTGGAGATAATTGAGCAATAGCATTTTGTCTTGCTTGTTGCTGTGATATATCTTCTACTTGAGCTGTAAACTGTAATGGATCAATATTTTCAGATAATAAAAATGGATGTGCTGCTAATGGTACACCATCTTCAAAATTCTTTTTTGCTTCTTGCATGTAAGCTAATTTTGAAAGGTCTTCCATGTTCTTTTTTAACATAAGTTCTGCACTAACAGCTGATATTTCATCAGCATATTGTGAGTCTAATTCAGCATAATAATTATTTAAACCAAAATTCTTAGAAATTTTAGCGGGTGTTTTCTTAGAACCACCCATTCCAAATTCTGACATCTCATCTTTTGTAAATTTTAATTTAGGTGTATCTGAAAAAATAAAAGATTGTTCTGGTAAAAACATCGGCACACCGCCTTGTGAATGTCTTGGACCAGTAATACTATATAAACCAAAATTACCATCATCATTTAAATCAGTAAGAACTGTCTCACCACCTTCTGCTTCAATGTTTGCATCTTCACGTGGTACTCCAGATAAACTATATCTTGTGGATTGGTCATCTGTATTATTAAACATTGTTTGTCCATAATACTCTTGAGGTGTTGTAACTAAACCATAATCAGCTTGATCACCTGTAGAATAAATGTCTCCACCATTTCGCATGACTTTTTCTTCTACAACTTTACCATCAACAAGTTTAAATCCTTTTGGTAATTTATTTATTTTAATTTTTGCCATAATTATAACATTTCTATATCAGCTCCTGCTGCAATTAATTTAGCTAACATTGTAGCATCAACATTTATTGTTTCACCACCGCTTTTTTGAAAAGTAGGTGGTTGCATAACTTTTAAATTATCAACACCCATAGGTAAAGTTGAAAGCTGTGCTATAGGTCTACTTTTAATAGGTATATCAGCCACATTTCTACTGTCTAATTCTTTTTGTAAATCTCTTAGTTTAGTCCGTAATTCAGGTGCTTGACCTACATATCTTGTTACTCTTAATCCTGAATCAGGATCACTAAGATCTAGATTACGTTTAATCTCACTTAAAGGTCTATAGTCTACACCAGTTTTCCAATTACCTCCAGAATTTTCCATCATTATTGGAGAGCCATTTTCATCATAATCCCCAGTAAATATCATTGTATGTGCTGCGCCTGATCCACCTGAAGTACTATAATTAGATACAACTCTATCACCTGGTAATAAATCAGTAAAACCAGGTTCCATTAATTGCATTCCTAAACCTCCTTGATTGCGTTCAATCATACCATTAAGTTGACTATTACCTGATATAATTGGAAAAGGTTTCCCTTCTGCAGTTGTTGCACCTGCTTGTCTTAATATACCACAACCATAGCTTGTACACCCATAACCTTCACCACTATCATATAATTTAGATCCCCAATTTAAAGTTGCTGCTGGAATACTATCTAATCCTACAACACGCCCATAATCACCTTCAACAGTATTAAATAAAGCAGGATTAATGGAAGAATCAGCACCTAATATCTCTGCTAGTTGGGCTTTTCTTAGTTCCTCATCATCCACTTCTTTAGATGTTAAAAAGCCTCTATATAACTTGTCAATATTACTTTGGAAATTTTGAATCCTTGAGTCTTCTTGTTCTACTTGACTTCTAAGATCCATTATTTGACTCATTAATTCATCTCGTGTCATCTCACCATTTCCATCTTGATATTGATTCAAATCATCTGTAAAAGATCTTAGATCACCAAAAGGATTGTTATATATTTCTTCTCCACCATTTTGTCTTTTCATTATCTTATCTTGAACATAATCTGGTAAAGCTTGAAAACCTGCATTACTAGGTTCACCACCTTTCTTGGTTATATATAAACCTGTAGTTGCATCTCCCTCAGAACCAAAAATACCTGAATTTATATCTGGTCCTTTTCCTCTTTTAAATAAAGCATCAGTAACAACTGGAGCTACAAAATCTGCACCTCTAGTATTATAAAAATCTACTCGTGCATCATCAACAGCTTCATCAGCTTGAAAGTCAGTTATGTTACTAACAATTTTAACTGTACTATCTGCAAGTTGATCAGCCAGCCTAAGAGCTGTGCTATTACCAAATCTTTCTGCTTTTTCAAAGAATCCTTCATTGGTATCTATATCCATAGTACCAGGTTCTATTTTTTTAAATAATTCATCTGCAGTTAATTGTGCATCTTTTTGTTGATTTTCACGTTGTTTATTTTGTTCTTCTTCTAAAGGTGTATCACCTAAACCAGGAAACTTTTTTGCTAACTGAGCATCTGCTACAATCCTTGTGTCTTCCATATAATTAGTTTGACCAGGATCTACATTTGAATCAAACATCCAATTTGGTAAACCATATGGGTTATCTTCTGTCATAACATCAAAATCACCAAATTCACCATTACCAAATTGACCATCAGGAATTATACCCGGTGTTTTTGTGCTAGTACCTTTAGTACCTTGTATCATATCTATAATAGCATCATATGTTTCTTGACCACCTTGTTTTACATTTTGTCCTGCATTTTTAAACCAATCTGTAAATGAGTTTAATGCTTTATCTACTTTTCTTTCACTAGTTTTAATATTTGGTAAATTAGCAATTGCATCTTCTACATTAGGATTCTCTAAAGCATATTGTTTCATGTAAGCTTTTATAGCTTCTATATTTTCTGGTGAATCATCTGCTTTATATTCAAATGTTGCATTTTCATATTTATCTTTTTGATTTTGTAAATAGTTAGCTTCTGCTCCTCCATAACCTATTATACCAGGACTATCTTCTGTTCCAATAACACCCATATATAAATCAGCAATATCATTTACAAGTCTACCCGGCTGAAAACTTTTACCTGAACTAAATATTAAAGGGTTTACATAAAATGGATTTGTAACTACTCCATTAGCAGCAGGAGATTCATTACTTCTACCATCATATATCACATTACCCTCCTTACCTGTAATATAAATATTATCTCTTTTAGCATATTTTTGAATAGCATCATTTAATTCTTTACCTGTATATGCTTTATCCATAGATGCTTTTATTGCAGCATCTCTTCTTGCTAAATAAGCTTCTTCACCTTTTGGTCCACCATATTTGTATTGAGGCCCATCAGTTTGTGTAGGCATCATAAAACTATTTTGATATCTTAACTTGTATAAATCTAAAGCCGTTGGTGTATCAGCTGATATCTTATAATGACCAGGAAAAGATTCAGCATACATTTGTTTTGTAGATTGATCCATTCTATCAAACTCCTCTTGGCTAGGTTTATATCCTTCAGCCATAAAACTATTTTGATAATTTTGTTTATACTGGCTTAGATCATCACCTTCTACGCTTTTTAGAAAATCTGCTAAATCAGACATTTCAAAACCCATCTGAGCTTTACCACCTTGCATTTCATCTTTATGCAAGTATCCCATCTTAGCCATTCTTTCATGGTCAGCAGGTACTTTAGCCTCATAAGCTTTACCAGTCTTTGGATCATACATTAAATGTGGTTTAAACTCCCCGCCTTTTTTTAGACCTCTACTTTTAGGTAAATCTTCTTCACGTATTAAATCTCTTTTTATATATAGGCCTTCCTCCCTATCTTCAATACCATTTTGATTTACATCTCTAAACTCCATTGTTTGGAATGGATTTACTACATATCCTTCAGGAATACCACCCATTGCTTCTGTGCCATAGAATAGAGTTTCTGGGGTTATAGATGATGCCTCACCCCTTTCATTTCCTTTTATTAAGTCACGAAGTTTAATTTGCATTCTTTGCAAAGCAGATGGATCTTGTACAGGTAAAGCTTCACTTGGTATTTCAATACCTTCTTGTCCTTTTTTCCAACCAGCTGCATTACGTGCAAAATTAGCCATCTTTACAACTGATGCGGGGTATCTATCTTTATTTTTTAAAACCTTTGCATATGCTTCCTTAACAGTCATACCACGTGCTTTAGCCCACTTAGTAAACTTACCTCTATTTTCTGGTTTGATTTCAATACCAGATTTAGCCATTTCAATAGGATCTATATTAACGTTTAAACCTTCTTGCCCTTCTTGTATCTTTTGTTGTCTTGCTAACTGTTCAGGATTTTGATTTATCTGTTGATCTGTTGGAGGTGCAGGGTTAGTTCTTTCTTGAATGTTTTGAAACAAAACTTCTAAGTCATTTTGTTCATAACCTATACCTGTAAGAACTTGAATGATAGTTTCTTGATCTACTTGTTTATCCATTAAAGAAATAACAACATCTTCAGGTCTTTGACCTGACTCAATTGCTTGTGCAAAAAACTCAGTAATTTGTTGAATAGCAGGATCTACTTTGGGTTCATTTCTCATACCCGGTTCATTTGGAATCATAGCATCCCCACCTTGTTGTTTTAAACTTATTTTATTTAGATCCATTTTGCTAATATTATATTATTAATATACAAATAATTAAGGAGATTCACTAATCTTTAGGGTTTAAGAATTTGGAATAATATATGTAGCAATAAAATTAGCTACGCCCATCCCACTTTTTTTAGCATCTTTATAATAGATTCTATTTAGTTTATCAAATGCTTTTTTAGCATTTTGACTTTTATCTTTTCCATTAATGTAATTTGCATATGTACTAAACATTTCTTTTACTTGCCCACCTTTTTCCTTTCTTTTAAAATAAGCATTTGCAATATTTTTTTCTGCTATCTGATGAGTTTTATATTCAAAATCTTTTTTGCTTTTATAATTACTATCATCTGCTATTTTAGTAGGTAAAGGTATAAAACCAGGGCCAGGTATTATAAAATCACTTTCTTGATATGACCTTTTTATTCTGTCTAGTGTACCCGATAATGTTGGTAAAAAATTATAATCTGGATGTATGTGAGCTATTTCAGCAAGAAAAGGTTTAAAATAATTTGGACCTGATCCTTCTGGTATATAAATTTTATTTAAAAGAGGATTAGCATGAGCTCTGAAATCCCCAGTTTTTTTATTAATATTAAATTTTTCAGGCATAAATCTTGCCAGCAAACCTGGTTTATTAGATATAGTTGGTGATCCAGCTTCTCTATATAAACGTAAAGCATCTTCAAAAGAAACATCAAATTCAACATTATCTCCATCAATGTTTTTATATACTTTTAAATTAGGCACAAAATCTTTTACTTTCACTGATCTACCTTCTTCATCTTTCATTGGTATTTTTTCTCTTCTTACCATACCTCTGTTTTCTGATGGGTTATCTTTCCAGTTTGGATTATAATCAGGGTTATCTATCATTTGCAATCTTCCTACACCTGTTCTAAAGATGTTATAAAGCTTTCTTTCATCTTCAGTTAGATTATTTAAATTATATGCTTTAACAACAACTTCATCAAGCTCTATAGGTTGTGTTTCTGTACCATCCTGTGCTTTTTTAGCCATTGGAACTTCAACAACATAATCTGCATCTCCATAGTTATAATTTTCTTTTCCAGGTATCATATCTTGAACAATGCCATTATTACCATATCCTCTAACTGGAAAATCTACACCCTTCATAGTAATATCTGCTGATGGTATAATATTATAAGGATTGTTTACATCAGGTGAGTTTCTTTTATAACCCTCTATAGAAAAAACACCTGTTACATAAGTAATTTCTTCATTAGGCCCACCCGGCAAACCTCTGACTGTGCTATATTCAAATGATTCTTTCATTATCTTTGTGATAGTAATAACTTAGTATTATTTAATCTTAATAACATTTTTCTATTTCCTGAAAGCTGTCTTCTTAATATAACTTGATTTGAATAATGTCTAAACTTCTTTCTTTGTGTTGGAGGTTTATTATAATTTAAATTTATACTATTCAAAGGTCTTATATATCCATTACATTCCGTATCAAATATAGACTGCTCAACATTTGTAAATTCTCCTCTATCATTTGTTATATCCCAAAATTGATTAAATCTAAATTTGTGTTCAACTTTAGATGCTAAAATATCTATACTATTAAAATTTATTATTGGATATGTTAGGTTACCCCAAGGATCATTTACAGATTGCTGATTAATATTTAATAATCCAGAAGTCTGATCATTGTTATATACAATTGCTCTATCAAAATTAAAATCTAAATCTTCCCATTTATCTCCACCACACATATTATATTGAGGATCTCCTTTATAAACATAAGTTTCTAATTGATATTCAAAACTACGGACTGTGTTTACCGCCTGACCGGTATTAGATATTAAATCTATTTCCCATGGGTAATCTTCATTATAGTAATTTGCAAATAAATCACATCTTACATTATGTCTCCAAAATGATCCTACTTCAAAATTAGCTGTTGTACTTTCATAAAAATAAAAATTACAACGTCTTGGATCTGGGTCAACCCAATTAGGATCACCAATATCATATATTCCAGGAGCACTATCTGGACAAGTTCCCAATTCGGTAACTACTGTTCCAGGTACAACAACAGGTGGACACTCACAAGTAACTCTTCTACATATTGGAGCTTCTCCAGGAACATCTGTACAAGTACCAGTAGCAGAACTATATGATGAAGTAACAGGGTCTGGATAAACTAATGTATAGCCTGTAGGACATTCACACTCATAATCTGTTCCACAAACTGCACCAGCAATAGCATTTGCAACAGGTTGAAAAGTTGCTGGGTTAGCAGCATTTATACCAAATTGATATGGATCAACGTTAACTGGTCCAGTAGTTTGTGTTATTGAATTTAATGTTGCTGTACTTGGTGGAACTGCACTTGTAGCACCACAATATATACCATACAAAAATTGGTTAGCTGGTCCAGTACCAGTACCTACAGTGCTACTTTGAAAAGGTTGTCCAGTTTGTGCACCAGGATTACCTGTTGTATCTGTTATAAATAAAATAACATTTCTAAAATTTGGTTGAGCACTTCTATCTCCTAGTTGAGAACCAGCCTTATTATTTATTAATGCTTGTGCACCATTCAAACCTACAATTTCACTTGTGCCACCACCACCCCATATTGAGTTATACCAGTTTTGTACCGTTGCATTAGTAACTGTATTACTCATAGACCAAGTACCACCTGCAGGATTAGGAATATCAAAAGCTGTAGATGCAGTATCCCATTCTGTAAATCCAATCTGCATCTGTGCATTATTCATCAAAGTTACTATTTGAGGATCCGCTAAGAAAGCAGCAACAAGGGCAAGTTGTGCTTGTCTTCTATTATTATTATTTGTACTACCAGAAGTGTCCATTGCAATTACAACATCTACCAAACAATTAACTGGTCCACCTGATACAATATTTTCAGTTATTTCATCAACAGTAATAGTTGCATCTACAGTTTGATTAATTGCTATTTCACACAAACCATTTGAAGGATTATAAGAATATCCTGGAGGACATTGAGGTATAGTAGTAGTTGTTGTTTTTGTAGTAAAGAAATGATTTATACTTGGTAATGCTAATTCAGGGTGCCAATCATGAAATGAAATCCAAGCTTTGACTTTAGGATCATAACTAATAGTCCATGAACAATCATCAAAATAAATTGGATCACCTATGTCTACATTAACTTTTACACCAGGTACAGTTTCTACAATAACCGGCTTATAATCAGTGTCAACAAATTCTGCTGTTGCAATATATTGAGATTTAAGTTTATAATCTTTTTTCATAAAATAAACTACATCATCTACTGAATCATATATAACTTGACAACCCACACCTTGAACTGGATTATCTGTCCATACTGATGTCTCTGAATTTGGAAATTGTTTTATAAATTTAGATGGTAAATATTTTGCAAACCACCATTTCATACCTTGATTTGATATTGGCTGAAGACCTTTACCAGCATATTGAAATATCTTACCTTGTGCTTGTGATATAAAAAATAAACCAACAGGTGTATTAATAACACCTCTTAAACTTTCACATGAACCATACTCATTAGATATATCTGCATTTGCAACATTTTGGAAGGGTTGACTAAACAAACCGCCATCACCTATTGTTAATTTAGTATCAAGCTGAGTCTTCAATGTATCAAGTCCCTGAAACATTTGAGGTGACAAATGTGGAAAGAATATTAATGCACCGCTTTTATTAATTGGTTTTATAACACTAACATCATTTTTAAAATCTCTATAGTTGTTATTTAAAAATACTCTCCAATAATCTTTTCTTGATTCTTCTTGTGCCTGTAAAGAATATATTAACCTTTTAGGATAATTTACATAACAAGTCTCAGCAATGTAAGGATCATAATCTAAACGCTGTACTTCAGCAAAAGATGCCATTTGTGTAGGAAACTTTCCAACACTTAATGATTCATCATATTTATAAAAGTTGTCTTCTTTTTCTATAGCTGCATGGAATAATTCATCAGTATCATTATAATCATAAACACTGTATATTCTTTTTGCTGGTTCATCTTCCCAATCTCTTTGATCTAAATTAATTTCAGACTCCACATAAAAATCTAACATACCATTAATATGTGTATACATATATGCATATAGCATTTCAAACGTTGGATTAGGATCATCTTCATTAAATAATGCATTAAAACCTGAAGCACAAGAATCATTACCTCTATCCAAATAAAATAAATCATTTGGATAAAGAGCTTCTAAAGAGCCAGTACTAACCAGACCTAAAGTAGCTATTTCTCTTGCTAATGGTGTAATATCATATCTTTGAGAATTCAACCACCATCTTGGGTAAGGTATGTTTACATATAAAGAATAATCAAAAGTATAATTATCAGGTTGGCCTAATAAATAATTACTAAATATTGGCATTATAACTTTTTCAGTATACCTACCTACAAATGTATCTCCTGCAAAAATAGGTTTACTGCTGTATAAATATTCATCTGGTTTATTAGGATCAAGCAGCTCAACACAACCACGCATTTGAACTTGTTTGATACCAGATAATTGACCATATTGATTATCAAAATTAAATTTTAATGCACCATAATATGCTGATATTGTTGATCCTCTTTCAGTAGTAGGTTCTAGCAAATAACTATCACTAAACTCTATTGGAGTAGAACTTACATATTCTCCTGCGGCATTTAAAGTTAAATTCAGTTCACCACCTATAGAAAATCTAGATGTATCAACTGTAGCTGGATCAGTTAATTCTTTATCTAAAGCTACAGCAACTGTACTAGGTCTATATAAATTATTTATTTTATATTCACCTTGATTAAATGTTTGAAATGATTGACCAATATAATTTGAATCAGTATTTTTTATTCTCCATAAACCATTTGTTTGATTTGAGAAATCAAAGAAAAAACCTTCTGAATTGTACTTGTATGCAAAAGAAGATTCATCTGCTAAATTATATAGAAGTTCAATGATTTCATTACCTCCTATAGCAAGATTTGTTTGAGTACTTAATAAACCAGTAATTGTTCTAAATATTTGTGGAATATTAGATGTACTTGTATCTTTTGTTCTTGTGTTTGTTTGTATTCCTGAATTGACACCCAACACATTTGCATGACTAGCATTTTGTGTGATTTGAGCACCTTCTTGAATCTCAGTAACTAATCCACCAGTATATAAATCTCCTATACCAGCTAAACTTTCCATTAATAAAGATAATGCTAATGATGAGCCTGAAGAAGCACCAACTGCTGCAGTAGCAGCTGCTTTATATGTAGTTAGCTTATTAGGATCTTGTATTTCCCAATCACCACCAGAAATTTTTCCTCCACTTCTTGGACTCCAGTTTACCGTAGCAACACCAGGTGGTACAGTTAACGTAACAAATCCATTGTTACCCCTTTGCTCTGTACCTACTATTTCTTCTCCTTTACCTGAGATACTTGTCATATTACCTCCAGTAGAATTCATTCTTCTACCTTCCGTACCTCTAATCTGATGAATTGCATATCCAAAACCTATAATAGATGCCACTAATGCAGCACCACCTCTTAATAACTTAAACTGAGGATGATCTTCTGATTGTTTAAATCTACCAGTTGCATTACCACTTAGCTGTCCATATATCCGAGTTTCGTAAGCATTTAAAAATGGTTTTGTAAACATTAAATCAGGAGAAGAAAAACTAAAAACTTTTCTTGAATAACCTGCAGGCTCACCGCCTATATCAGGTTCATCACCTAATGCTTGATAAGATGTCATAGAACTATCAAATGAATCACAACCATCTGTTCTTTTTAAACTACCTGATCCACCTGTGTGAAAATAAATATCTGGTCTAAGGTCATTATAAGGATAATTTACATATAAGCCTTGAACATTATTTCCAATTAAATCTTCCGGATTAGGAACAGTATACTTACGCATGTTTCTAAATAATCCTTTTGCAAGTATAGATTTTGCACCTAATCTAGAACCTCTTAGTATCTCATATCCTACTACATTTGGTATAAATGTACCATCATTGTATTTGGGTCTTGCAATATTAGAAAATTGAACACCCAATATATTTATTAAATCACCAGTTGTGTTTGTTAATGCTAATGCATTAGATGTTTCTTCTGATGGCATTTTGTGATGTCTTATGGGCTTACCACATAAGTCACCCCAAATATCAGGCTTCATAGGATATCTTTCTGTAGATTCCCAGTATCCCATTTTTCCTCTTGCATAAACAACAGTACCATCATCTAACTCTTCAGTAACTAATGAAGTAACTGAAGCTGTATTATATACTTTAAATAGTTTATCTCCACTTACAGTATCCAAAACATTATCTCCATAAATTATCTCATCTTCTTGATATACTGAACCGCTAGGAGTAGTATAAGATTCTGGTGCTCTACCAGGTATATGATATGAAGAAGATCTTTCTCCTGTATTATATATCCATCTTATAAAGAAAGCATATTGCTCATCTCTTAAAAAATTATATTTATTACCGCCTTTATAGTAAAAGTTAGTATTTTCTGCATTAGCAACCCATTCTACTTGAATGTTGTTTGCATCTGGTTGATAATTAAAATCAAATTGTTCTGTTGGGCCTTGTCTTATAAGCCAATCATTTACAACAAACATTGACTCAGACTTTTCATAAGCTGGACTACGCAAAGGAATTGTTTCTAAAGATACTGCTGGTAATGATTCATCTATATAATCTATATTTATATCACTTTGCTGGACACTATAAAAACCAATTCTTTTAGCAGAAGTTTGACCTTGGTTTCTTCTAAGCAGTACTACTTCATAATATTCATAATCTTTATCTAAATTAGATAAACTTATATTTAAAGAACCATTACTTCCTTCATGACTCCATATAGTCTGAATATTTGAAATACCAATATAATCAGTTACTCTTACTTCATTTTCTACATATGCAACAAACACTTGATAAGCACCATTGCGTATCATACCTGAGTCAGTTGAATTGCTTAAAACAATACAAGGTGTATCAACTAAAGGGGCTAATCTTATTTGTTCACAGTCTAATCTTTTTGGCTCAATAATTTCATAAGTAACACAATCACTACCATCTATATCTGGACCTGTGACTTGAACTTTTTTCCAAGGTATGTCATCAATATTTAATGTTCTTGATGGATTATTACCATCATCCCAATAGACTTGCCATGTACAATCAAAATTTTCTTTTGCTGCACCTGTAATTAAATATTTTCTATTAAAGTTTAAACAAGGATCATTAACAAGTGTTTCATATTTACATTCACTGTCATCAAAACGTCCTATTTCAGAATTAATATCATCTGTAGAATATACTATCCACTCATCCCCATATCTATGAACAGCACCAATGATTGTATATGGTATAACACCACAAGCTAAATTAGCTGGCTCATTACCAATAACACCCACATCACCATCTTCTGAATTATTTGCAGCATTACGTGCATGCCACCAACTTTGGTTATTTTCCAAAGAAGGTGCAATGTCTTTGTTCATTCCTTTAGTGAATGAATTTGTTTGCACAGATGAACTTGTTCTAGATTGCCTCTGCCTGTTATTTGAAGAAGATGATCTTTTTTTTGCCATAATATATTACTTCTATTTTCAAACTGTTGTGCTACCGCTTGATGAAACATTTGGTGCAGAAACAACTCTTGGGTTTATAGGAGCATAACTCAAAAACATATTATAATAATTATGATACTGTGCTCTTCTATTCATTGTAAAGACTTTCCACATATCTTTAAAATCAGGAGTATTAACAAAACCTAATGCATTATTTCTTGCAGCTCTTAACCTTTGTTCTACTAATCCTAATTGATTAGATACATTTTCTCCTTGCCAAACCATATTCTCAAGTATTCTTTGTTTTATGGCATACTCATAATATTCATTACAGTATGGATGATCTAATACCAGTAAATCACCAAAAGTATCTTCCATAGCTCCTTGATAACTCAAATAAACTTTACCTGTTTTAAAAGTTGTAATAAGCCATCCATCTTTTACTTCAGCAATATCTAATGCTTGTGCTCCTAATGTTGGACAATAACATACAGCATCATTAACATCTTGAATTCTAAGTTGTGTCCAAGTATCAAAACATCTATACTGATCTGGCCCAACTCTTTGAACTAATTGATAACTTTTTTCATCATCACATGTTTTAATTACACATACATCTTTACATGTAGGATCTGTATTGCACGGAGCTTTCTCACCTGGTGCAGGTACATATGGAACATCATTAAATGTTTCAACGTGTGTACCTGACGGCATTGTTGTGTTTATTTTATAATTACCACATCTAAATGCATAATTAATATATTTAAAATCTACAGGCAATTGTCCTTTACCATGTTCAATATCAATTATTACTTGCTTAGTTCTATGTATTTTTAAACCTAAATCATAGTTTACCCTTTGTGCAACTTTTATTAGCTGTTGAGGTTCTATCATACCTTCTAATGCATATGTAGAAAAATCAATAGATACATCTTCCATTAATTGACTAAACGTTCTATATTTATGTGATACTCCCATTATTATCTATTTATGTTTCTTTTGTTATCAGAATCTTCTGAAGGGATTTGCATTGTATTTGTCATTGCTGCAACAACTTGACTTTCTATTTCTGCAAACAAAGCCTCTGGTATAAATATTTGTTGATCATATCTAGGTGTGCAGTCATTTTCTATATCACAATCCCATTTAGTAATATCAGAATCAAATACACCTTCAACTTTAATAGCATCCCATTCTATGTTTGGGCAATATATATAACCATCAAGCCACCAAAAATATAATGATCTATTATATTTAAAAGTAGTAGTTTTAGTCATAGAGGTGTAAGTTCCTGGTTGAGTTGCTTGTAACTCTTGTGATCCATCAATAGAACTTATGGTTCGTATAAGAGGTCCCCAATATCCTTCAAACATTGATGGAAGTTTATTTTTTGTACGTTTTATTGTACAACCACTTTGTATTCCAGCACAATGTGCTTCTACTTTATCTACCTCAATCAATTCTACATATGGTAATGTTTTCCAAACTGAATTAAATTTTATAAGTTTGTTTGCATAGTCTTGCCTTCTCATTAAGAACTGAGCATATTTTTCAATAAGACTATAAATATATCTATCAGTAACAAAAGCATCTTGAACTTCAGCTTTGACTTGACCCCTAATTCTAGATATTGTTTCTGCTATTGTTGCCATTCTTTTTATTTTTCAAATTCATTATAATACTTTAATGCTTTGTTGGTTTCATCTGAGTTCTCATCATATAAATGAGCTACTCTATATTTATTCTTCATAACTACATATCTGGTCCAATTATTAGGATAGCTTTTAGCTACAGCTCTTTTAAACTCTCTACATGCAACAAACCTCCACAACTCTCTATTTTTAAATCTATATTTAGTTGAATAATTTGTATAAAATATCTTACCCAAATTACCATCAGTTTCCCAGTTTTTATTTTGTAAAACCTTGCCATATTGTTTAGATAAAGCATAATTAGTATTAACTGTTTTAGAAGGCTTACACGTTCCAATAAATAAAAAACCTAATGAATCAGGTAATTCTACACCATCTCTATTGTTTATAACTGCATTCCAAAGTTTTACATTATATAGTTTTATAATCTTTTTTAATTTAACATTATCTATTTGAGAGTACATAGGTTTTTTATCTTTGAACTCTCTTATTGTTTCCTCGTTTAATAACCCCAATCTCTTTTCTCTATATCTAGGTGCTTTTAGATCAGGCTTTCTAAAATTATTAATCATATGGTTACATTTATAATTTACAAAAAAAACCCCATTAAATGAAATTTAACAGGAGTCTTTATAATACTTGATGTGCAAATTCAGCTATATTACCCAAAGTTGGATGCTGTAATTCTAATTTACCTGTTCTTCTGTTACCTACATACTTATTAGAATAGTGGTAATAATCTGTTTTACCTAGACTGGGTAATGTCTTTTCTATAAAACCTGCTGTCTCATTAGATGTCATGTATTCTACTTTTCTATCTGTATGAATATGACCTTTAAATAAAGTTCTATTAACTGTTTGACCCCATTCTTTAGGATATTCAGATGCATATATTAATGGGTTATTTTTACTTCTTTTATCACCATGTTCAAATGCATTAAAATTATTATACCACACATGAACTTTTCTTTCTTCATATTTAATATCCCAAGTAATTTCATTACTATCTATAGATTGTGATAGAGCATGAACTAAATGAAATGAAGAAAGTCTATCATGATTACCAGGTACATAAACTATAACTAGTTCTTTACAGAAAGCTTTTATATAACCAATAGCCCAATGCATAGCATTAAATGCTTGTATATATGCATCTGTAGCTGTCATACAATTATCTAATCCTGTCCCACTTGTAGTTGTACCCTCAAATGTATCCATGTTGATTAGATCACCTCCTACAACAAAATACATCTTTTCAATATTATGTGCTGGTGTAGCTCTTTCTAATAAATTAATAATGGTTTCCTCAAAATCTTTATCAATAGTTTCATTTCCTTGTTTACCAAAATGAATATCTTGTAATGACATAACACCACAAACTTTTTCTCCTTTTTTATTTAGTTTAGTTTTTGGTAATTTATATTGCTGAGGTTTCCAATTTTTAAGAAGCTCTTCAAAATGTTTTTCATCTGGATTTTTTATCTGACTAATTAATGCAGAAACTCTCCAGTGATCACCCATTTGTTTATTCCAATATTGTGATAGTTTCCATTTGTTTGTATCTATCTTAAGTAGTTTAATAATTTCTTCAGCGCTTTTAGGTTCATGATCAAATGTACCAGATATTTTACCTTCCCCTTTTTCTAAATCTATTGATTCAACTAGTTGAGCATTATCTGCAGCTTTACTAAAAAATTTATCTTTCTTTTTATCCTTTTTTCTTTCTTGTAATATTTGCTTCTTTAATTTAGTATATTGTGATTCAGTAATATTTAATTTATCTGCACAATATGAAGGATGTTTTTTCCATTTGAGGCTTTCAATAATTCTTTGTTTGAGATAATTTGACATAAAAGTTTTAATTAGGATTTATGTAAAAATAAGCATTTTTATTTAATTGTAAAAAAAAGAGACTGAGTCACCCCAGTCTCTCCCAACGTTTGTAGTAGAAAAACCAACAAACCACCACTTGTTGTTTTTTTTATGATGCCGCTAATGTTGAGAATAAAATCTCTATTGGTTTACATGCTGCACTGTTTCCATTATCAACAACTTTTACTTTATATGCAGTACTTGCTGTTAAATTAGTCAATTGAAAATTATTTATTGTAGTTGCAATAGGTGATGAGTTTTGTAATACCCAACCTCCTGGAGCTATTTGAGTATCTAAATATATATTTACTCCAGTGCTTGAACTCCATAATCCATCCCATATTACTTCTGCTGTACTACTTGTAATAACACCAGCATAAACATTATATGGATCATGTTGTAAATCACTTGATGTACAAGCACCTAAACCATTTGCCAATATCATAGCAAACTTTTGAATAATAGAATCTAATCTTTCACCAGAAGTTATAACTATTTCACTACCAGTATCACCTATCTTAAAAGATGTACCACAATAGCTTACACATGCAGCACACTGTATATCATCACATCTTTCGCTACCTACACTACAATCTGTATAAGTACACGGGTTTGTTAATGCTGTATCAGCACAGCTACACTTTTGACTACATTTTGTACAATTACATGCCATTTTAATTCTTTTTTATTTTATGAACAACCAGCTACTATTTCTGCATTTATTGTAGATGGATCTTCATTTATATTCCAACTACCTCCTGTTTGATCTGCTAACTCTCTCCATGGGTATACTAAAGTACCACCATTATTAAATGTTTTATCAACCCCTTCACCTAGAACAAATATTGTAACTCCTTGTGCTAATGCTTGATTAATAAACGTTTGTATTTGTGCATAATCTACTGCAGTAAAGCTATCGTCTGGACCACCTGACAATTCATCTGTTATAACAATAATATACTTAGCAACGTTTGGTCTCCAAGCGCCTAAGAAATTATTATTTAATATTTGATTTATGGCCATATCTGTTGGTTCAGGAGCACCACCACCATTACCTAATTGAATACATCCTGTACCATCACCCACACCATCATTAAGTAAATTAACTTGTGTTGTAGCACTTGCACCATTATTATCTGAGAACATTTCCCAAGCTGTAATAACTTGTGTATGTCCTATTCCTGTATTTATAATTCTTTGTGAAGCTGGTAATGCTTGATAATCAGCACATGCACTATAAGTAGGTTGAGTAGTAGGATCTGTATATTCATCAGCAGTAGTAACACCTATTCTATAATTATTAGCTCCTGAGCTTGTTTGAATAGTGTTTACTAATGAAGCAAATCCAGTTTTAATTGAATTTATTTCAGTACCCATAGAGGCAGTGTAATCAATAACAAATGCTACATCCATACCATCTGTACATGGTGCTGCACCATTAACTGTTGTAAAATTAATTGTATTAGCACACACCTCAGTTGCTCCACCAATACCTATAGTAAGCCTAGCTGTATAATTACTGCCTGGAGTTAATCCTGTAAATGTATGTGTTAATGATACACCTGGATTATTAAATACTTGTGTAGCAACCACATTATTGCTAACATCTAACAAGTCTAATGTATATACAGCACTAGTACCTAATAAATTACCAAATGATATTGTTGCTTCTGTTGTAGTAATTGCTGATGATAACATAGTTGGACAAGGTATTACGCCATTAACCACAGAATTTTGAGCTGCTTCACATGTATCACTACCATCAGTAACTGAGAAACTTATAGCAACTTGAATATTTTGAAAAGTATTTAAAGTTCCAGTTGACACTAATAATCCTGTTGGATTATTTTGTAAACTTGCTACACTAAATACTGTATTTGTTGAAGCTCCATTTGCATCTGTTAAAGTAATAATAGAATAACCTGATGTATCATTAAATGAAGCAGGTATAGTAGATCCTGTAAAATCAAAATTAATACCTGTTATTACACCTGATGTATTAATTTGAGTAGATGTAGAGTATGCAAAAACAACACCGTCACATCCACTAGGACAACAATTTGTTTGTATAGCTGCTACTGCACTATATAAATCATCAATTACAACCCATGCATTTTGAACGCTTTCTGCCAATGTACTTGGACTATTATTCCAACCAACAATACTTCCATAGGAAACACTATTATCTGTTAGTGTATTATAAGATCCTGTAATTACTGTTTGAGATATTGCAGAAGATATAGCTCCAGGTAAACCAACAGCCGTTTGTAATGCACAAAACGCACTTTCAAGTGCTAATACTACTACCGATACATTAGTTAATTGACCTACATTACTTACACAAGTAGGTACTATTTGAACTTCTGCCACTGAACCACCACAAGGTAAAACACAATTTTCTAAAGTTGTAATTCTAGTATTGTAACTTGTTAAAGTAGCATTTATAGTAGTAATACTTGCTAAATTAGTACATACCTGATTTGCAATTAATGTAGCAAATTGATCTAGTGGTAATTGTGTTACTGGGTTTCCACTTGGATCATCATACACTAAACAAGCAGGTAATGTCATAGTTGGTAAAGGACTCATACCTCCGCCTCCACTACTATTTGTGTTAGCACATATTTGAGTAACCATTGCCTGAAGAACAGGAACCAATTCTGTTGGTGTTACACCTTGAATATTAAGACAACTTAAATCTAATCCTGTTAAGTCCGGATTAGCAGTTACACCATCAGTTATAATTTGACAAACCTTATCTGCAATTTTTTTTGTAACTATGCTTATAGTATCACCAGTACATAAATCTATACATGCAATATCTGGCCCTTGCCAAATTACACAATTGGATGATATATTATCACAACCGTTTGTGGTTATACTTGAATTTGTTGGGATCATAAATATTCTTTTTTATTATAATGTACTTCTGACTTACAAACTATACAATTATAATATACAAAAATTTTTAAAACCAGAAAAGTCTGATCTTAAAAACTTTTGTAAGAATATTATGAGAAGTGAAGTATTATGCCTCTATTGGTGTAATATTACCTGTAGATAAATCTACATTAACCTCACCATATTTTTTTTGTAGTTTTGCAGTAACTTCTTGAAATTTTGCATTTGCAGATGCATGAGCTTCATGCAATTTCTGAGTTGCTATTTCAGCAGCACCTATGTTATAAATAACTTGATTAAGTGTTGTCTGAACATCTTGGACTTCTTTTAACTCTGCAGCTGTAATTGATTTAGCTGCCTTTTTTGTTTTTGCTTTAGCCATCTTATTTGGTTTTTATATTAACAAATATAGTAAATTATTTTAAATCAGATCCAGAAATTATTTTTTTATTTCCAAATAATTCTTGAGTAATAATATTTTTTAAACTATTTAAGTATTTATCACTCAATTTACTTTTTACATATTTTATTAAATCATTTTTTTTAAACTGATTGTAATCTGTAGTAGTATATTTATCTTTTGGATCAAATGAAAGAGCTAGTGCTCCAGTTGCTGCTGCCATTTTCTTTGTAGAATATTTACCAACAGTACCGTGAAGTTCGTATATAATTTGTTCAATAGTTGATTGTGCAGATGTAACTATTGAAACAATTTCCCAAGTATATTTAATATCATCAGGTCCTAATTCTTTTGTTTGTTTTTCAACAGATTTTTTAACTGTTTTTTTTCTTGTTTTTCTTTTTGCCATTATAAAAATTTTAAAATTTTATGTAAATATAATAAAAATTATTTTCTTTAACTACATGGCGCACATTTTCCCCAACCACCAGATCCAAAATTAATAGTCCATATCCCTCCTAGTGAATCTTGAAAACTGTACCATCCCCATAATATTCTTATCCATGATTGTGTACATGCTGCATCTGTAAAGAAAGGGGTAGAACCTCCTGTTTCATTCCATTGTTGGAAACTATCACAATCAATAAATTGTGTAGAATATATTGTTAAAGATCCAGTACCATAATTGTTACATGCAAGTGACGGATCTTTAGAATCAAAACCAAATAAATGTGGAAAACACTGTGCTTGAGATTTACCATAAAAGTCCTGCATTGATATTTCTATAGTTCCTTCTCTTTGTGCTAAAGCTCTTGCGGATGATTCTCCCAAGGAAACTTCACCTCCGTTTTCCCTTCCTAATTCACGGGCAATAGATCTTCCATCTACTATTTCTTCACTATTACCTAAAAATAATACACCTGAATCAACTATTGCCATTATTAAACTCTTTTAGTTAATTCTTCTACTATATCTGTAAGTTGATTTATTTGTGCTTGTTGTTCTTTAACAGCTTCTATAAGGACACCCACAATATTTCCATAAGCAACTGATTTCATTCCTTTATCATCTGTTTCAACTACTTCTGGAAGTATCTTTTCTATTTCTTGGGCTATAACACCAATAGATTTTTTTTCTTCACCTATTTTATTAAACTCAACACCTCTTAAATTATTTACTTTATCTAATGCTGAGTCAATTGTTTTAATATTTTCTTTAACTCTTTCATCAGAAAATGCTATAACGTTACCGGTTGCTCTAATTGTTCCTGTTACATCTAATTCATATGATGGCGTAGGATCTTTGATACCAACTCTACTTGAATTATCTACACAAAATGCAGTAAATCTTGAAGCATCACTACTACCATTACCTACTGAAAATCTATGTATTCTACCATCACTATAACTATTATATTTACCAACAACAAATTGATTAGCATCATTTGCTGCTGTTGCATTAGTTGGTGTTGTAACACCTTCCCCAAAAGCAAAGTTTGTATTTGCTTTACTTGCAGTAGCACCAGAACCATATGCAATACCAAAATTACTAAAGTTGTCTGAATCTTTACCACCAGTAAAACTCCAATCACCAAATTGACATTGATTAGATTGACCTACTATTAAACTATAATCACCAGCACCACTTAAATTAGAATTACTAGCACCACACATAAGTAAACCTTCAGGTGCACCTGCCAATGTATTTATTGATCCACCAACTAAATTGGCACCCCCGCTAATAGTATTAGATAAACCACCTACTAAATGTTCTAAACCAGAAATATCATGTGTTCTACCAAAACCAGCACTGTGTGCAGCCGTAACATCTACATCTGCACCAAAAGCAAAAGAGTTTGTATTAGTAGCAGAAGAACCTTCACCACCTCCACAAAATGAAGAATCACCACTTGCTGTTGTCTTATATCCTATAGCAAAAGACTGAGCACCAGATGATAAAGTTTCTTGACCAAAAGATGAAGAATCATTATTAGTTGCTCTTGTATTACCATTAGCTGCAAATGAATTAGATCCAGAAGCTGTTGTTAATGCTCCTATAGCCATAGCAGTTGCCCCACTGGCTGTAGTATCATATCCAAATGCAACTGATGCAAAATTTGATGCAGTAGTTATATTACCTGAAGCAACTGAATTAACACCAGATGCAGTATTACCGTCACCTAATGCAAAAGATCTATCACCTGTAATACTATGATTATCACCAAATTCTCCTTTAGAACTCATAGAGCCCCATATTTCATGCATGTCTCCCCATGTTGTACCAATGCCTGTTCTAAAATATAATACGTTATCAGCACTTGTATCAGAACCACTAATAAGTTGCCATGCTTGATAATTATCAGCCCAACCTTTCATAGTAATACCACTCCACCATGATCCTAGTGAACCAAATTCATCTGTAAAGTCAAGTGATAATGCTTTGTCTAGATAATCATTAGGTGTTTTTTCTGCTGCTCTAGTATCCTCTACATGTACATTTAATAAGTCTCTTGCACCAGTAGATGTTATGACCCCATCGGTCATGTTAATCTGATCAATAATACTATATCCTGATGTATTGATATCAGTATCTGTACCTATAGTAGGATTATATCTACCATCTAAATCAACAGTTAGAGCACTTAATCCATTTCTATTAAGAGTAAGTATACCATCACCAGTATTAAAACTAACAGAGCTTACATAATTGTTGCTACCTGTATTTGGATTTGACCATGTTGGATTTGATCCTGAACCAGAAGAGGTTAAAACTTGTCCTGATGTACCATAATTTGTTCCAGCAATACCAATAGCCCCAACATTATTTATTCTCAATTCTTCTGAACCTCCTACATAAAATATAGTATTATCACCACCATATATATTTGTATTAGATCCGCTTTGTAAAGCAGAGTTTGATATTTCAATATTATTATTAGCATCAAGTGTTGCTACAGTTCTGGCATTACCACTTGTATCAAAACCTAAATAATTTCCATCATTTGGAAGAATTACATTATTTGCTTGTAATCTACCACCATTATTAGTTGTAAATGTAAAAGCTGAATCACTTGTTATACCTGATGAAGAATTCCAATATGCTACTCTTCCACTAGACCCAGTACCTGTTACAGTTCCTTGTGGTACAGCAAATGAAGTTGATAGTGTACCACCATCTTGCTGTGTTAAAGTTAAGGTGACTGTAGATGAACCACTATCACTAAAACCAGTAATCATATTGTCATATGCACTATTAGATTCTGAAGATCCACCACCACTCCAAGTAACAGCACCACTAACAGCTAAAGCATTTGTTGATGTATTAAATGTGAGACCACTATCAGAAGTTAAGTTTGAAGAACTATTCCATATTGGTATTCTTGTGTTAGCACCTGAACCTGTTACATTACCAACTTGAGTGTTGTCTATTTTTTGCCACGCATCTGTTGCTTGATCAGAAAATACTGCCCAATCTCCTACAGCCCAATCTGTTATGCCATCTAAGTTAGTAGACCCTGCTGTTGATACAATGTAATAATAACCTGGTGTACCTGATCCACTTGTAAGCGTTGGTGTATTAGTATTTGCATTCCATGTTCCTTGATATTTTAATACTCCTGTTATGGCTGTATCTATAGCTGTTTGTATTTGTGCACCTGTAGCTAAATTTGATGAGCTACTGCTTACTGCTGACGTATTTGCATCTATTGATACAATCGGCCCATTAATGTTACTAACTGCTATCCTATTTTGATTTGCAGTTTGAACAGTGGTAATAATACCTAAATCTGTTTTAGTTTGTGCTACAGTTCTTTCTGTTAATAAATTAGTTGATGTTAAACCTAAATAAGTTGTTGGTGCTGATGTTTGTATTCCACCAGAAAATTTTACTGTACCACTTTTAATATCAGTTTCATTATCATCTAAATATATTTGTGTAGCACCCCATGTATCTAAATGGATTTGTTGTATAGAATCATCAACAGAAATATCACCTATTTTTAAAATATTTGATGAAGCTGAATTACTTATAATTTCTATGCCATTAGAAGTAATATCACCGCCTGCAATAGAAATATCACCTGCAAAAGTTGCATTATTACCAGAAATAGCTATTGGTGCATCTGTTAATGTATCACTATCTGACCACATTGCTACATCATTAGCTGTACCAGAGCCATCAACAAATCCACTAACTGCATTATCTACATAGTTTTTATTTACAGCATCAGTTCCTGCACTTACTGTATCTACTCCTTGTATTCTTCCTGTTCCTCCTAAAGTAATATCTCCACCTGATACTGTTAAATCAGTCTGTACAGTTAAATCATCATTGACATATACAGCTCCAGAACCTGATTTAATTTCTAATTGTAAGTTAACAGATTCAATTAAACCATTTGTGTGTAACTTTAAAACATCTTGATCATTTGTTCCATGTATACTTACATAGTCACCTGTAGCATTATCATCTGTAGGAACTAAATGTAATACACCTTCATTTGTTTCTGTTGCACTACTTTCATGCATAATGTATCCAGGATCATTTGATCCAGATACTGTATCAAAATATATATATGATTTTGATGTATTACCTGAAAAACTATCTGCTATGGGTGCTGTATTATTTTCATTAAATAATCTCATTCTTTCACTACCACCAGCTGTATCTACAGCTAATTGATTTGTAAAAGTTTTTTCACCTGCTATAGTTTGAGCACCTGATGTTCTTACTACTGTGGCATCTACTTCAAGTGTTCCTATTGAAGTTATTGTACCGCCAGTAATACCATTTTGTGTAGCTATTGATGTTACACCTGAACTTGTTACATATCTACCATCAAGATCAACAGTCACTGCAGAAAGACCTTGTCTATTAAGTGTTAATACACCGTCTGAAGTATTAAATGTTGCACTTGTTAAATAATTATTAGATGCTGTAAATGTAATTGTATCAGTTGTAGCATTAGTAGTTATTGATACTCCTGTACCTACTAACGTTATAGTATCATTATTTGAATCAGCTACAATTGTTCCTTGTCCTGAAACCGCAACATTTTTAAATATATTTTGTGCTGATCCTTTATCAGTATTTGTAAGACTTATTGATGGTGTTGTTGTTTGATTAGCAATAGAACCAGATATTCCATCTAATGATCCTAAACCTACAGAAGTTACAGAACCATCACCTGTACCAGCACCTATATCAGATCTAACTTGAGCACCGGTTCTATATTTAATAATACCATTATCACTTACTAAAAACTTATCTGTATCAGATGACGCATTAGATATTGAACTAACTGTAAGGGAACCCGTTATGGATTGACTATTTAAGAATTTTATTGCCATCTATATAATTTTTACCAAAAATACAAAATAATTTAGAGAGGATAAAATTAATTATCCTCTCTGAATATTTATTATCCCACTCTAGTAACCATAACTCTAAGCGTACTTGCTGTAGTAGTTGAGCCTGTGTTAATAGTTAAACTATATGGAGATGACGTATCTCTTTGTACATCTGCATATACAGTTGCTCCTGATGATAACTCATAAATTTGTACGATTACATCAGCTGTTCCTAAACCATGAGCTACTGTCCAACTATTAGTATTTGTAGCAGGATATGTACCTACAAAAGTTTTAATACTTGCATAATTTGCCAACTTCTCAGGAGTAACATATCTGAAGTCATCTGTTCCTGCATCTACTTCTGCTTGTGTAGCAATTTCAGTTACACCACGTGCACTTTCTGTTGAATCAGGTAATGTTCTTGTAGAGTGTGATTGAATAACACCATCAGTCATATTTAACTGATCAATTACATCAACACCTGAAGTATTAATATCTGAGTCAGTACCAATAATCTTATTAAATGTACTTGCTAACTGAGCATCACTAATACCACCAGCTTTAATTGTAATAAATCCGTTTGTTGTACCAGCAAAAGATGCACTGCTAAATCCAGCAACACCTTTATCTGTTCCACCATCTGTAGCACCTACACCAGCAACGTTTGCATCTTGTATTACTACAGTATAATCACTAATTGAAGGACTTGAATTAGCTGCAATATCAGTATTAGCATAGATCATATCACCAGGCTCTAATGATTCTGTAAAGAATGCAGTACCTGCAACTGTTACAGCAAAGAAGTCACCTAAGTCTAAAGCAATGTTACTTGCTCCATCTAATGAACCATTTCCTGCACCTAAATCTGTAGTTAAACCTGTATTTGCATTATATCCACCTTTGAATAAACCTACACCAGCAATCAATCCTTGAACTTGCCCTAAGTTAACACCATCTGTACCAGCTGTACCATTTGCAACTGAAGTAAGTTTTTGAGAATTTATATTTAAATCAGCATTAGGTAATCCAAGTACGTTTAATGGAATATCAACTAAAGAAGCACTTCTAACTGCACCACTTAAACTGTCATCAGCTAATAAAATAATATCATCAGCTTCTGCACTACCAGACATACCGGTTGCATCAGCAATAATACCTGCATTAGTATAATCCACTAATATTGTAGGATTAACAGTGCTTGTACCTGTCTGAGTTAAACCAAGTCCAGCAGTTACACTTGTTACTGTACCTTGGAATTGATCTGTAGAATTAATTGTTACTGTAGTACCTGAAGCAGATGTTGTAACGTTTGTCCCGCCTGCAATAGTAAAGGTACCTGTTGAGGTAATGGCACTTGTTGTACCACTATCACCAGCTAAGTCAATTGAAGTTACACCACTATTGTTAGTAAATGGTAAACTACTAACTAATGCTTTTTTAGTAGAGTTATCTGTTGAATCTACAATAGCAATATAATCAGATGAAGCTGCAGATACAGCTTGTAATTCATTAAGATCTAAAGCTAATGTTAAAGTATTTGGTGTTCCACTTGCAGCTGTAGCATCAATACCTGCACCACCTATAAAGTTTACTGATTCACCATCACCAATATCTACTGGTGTACCGCCATCACCAATTAATTTCCAGTCTGTATATGCACCAGCAGGAGTAGCCCAAGCATTATCACCTCTAAGGAATGTAGTTGCACTTGGTGTTCCTGTTGCACTTAAACTATATGTTAAATTTCCTGCGCCTGTAATTGGTCCACCTGATCCAGATATAAATGTTGAGTTTCCAGTACCAACGCTTGTTACTGTACCATCTTTACCAAAACCTGGAAATGCTGAAATAGTAGCCTTTTTGATGTTACTATCATCAGCGTCTGAGAACCATATTGTATCAGCACCAACCGGAGTGCCAGTTGATGGTGTGGCTAAAATTGCGTTGTCTGAACCTAAATAATCTATATTAACAGTTGGTGTAACTGTAGGTGTACCACTTATTGTAATACCAGTTCCTCCACCTACACTAGTTACTGTACCTGCAGCAGAATCTGTTGCATTAATAGTAAGTTCTGTTGCGCTTGTTCTTACAACTGTTACATTTGTACCACCTGTAATAGTGATATCATCATTTGTAGTTCCATCAGTTAATCTAATTGCTGTTGTTCCACTTGGTACAGTTAAATCATAAGATACTTCTGTCCCTGTTTGGATAGGCACCCAATTTCCGTTTTCACGTAATGTAAGTTTGTTGGTGGCAGTATCATAATATAATTGACCATCACCATAAACTGTGGGAGCACTACCTAAATTTTGAATCCTAGCTAATTCTAGCTGATTACCCACTAAGGTAATATTGTTTAAAAATTTGATACTTGCCATAATTATTTAATTTATTGTTATTGTTTTACTTTTTTTTAATTTAAATATGCACACCCATTAAATGGACTTGCAAATGTTATAACTAATACATTTGAATTAGTATAATCTATATCTCCCACAACCACACTATTTCCACTATCTACAACTGTAACTGATGGAAATTTACCCATGTTATGAGTAATAGTCCAAACAGCTAATGGTGCATCTTGACAGAAAACATAAGTTCCAGTATCAGCAATTATTTCTGCTAAATCTAATACTGTACAAACATTAGTTGGTGTAGGAGGACAAGATTGGCTAGCTTTAATATTTATTGAAGCTAATGGTTCAACAAATACTCCTGATACACCTGATGCTACAACAACTTTTGATGATGCAGCATTTTGCCAATCACATAATTCTTTTTTTACATTGGCAGATTGAAAATCTGTATAACAACATGATGCAATTCCAAACCTTGCAGATTGAAACTTAGCATAAGCTTGTTTTGCAAAATTCTGCTCAGTCTTGATTCTCTTTAAAAGACTCAATTCTTTTTCTTGAGCAGTATTAGATGTTGCTACTATAGATGATGCCATATTTTTTTTACTTATTTCTTAAATCTTGTATCTGTTGTTTTGCTAATTCTAAAGATAAATCTCTTGATGATAAATCCATTTCAGCTCTTTCTTTAGCTGCGCATGGTTTACATACAAGTTCACCTGTACTTGATCTAGCTTTTTGACATCCACAAGTAAATACTTTATTACATTTGGTACAATTTGCCATTCTATTGTTGGTTTATATTAAATATTTTGAACTTGATCCACAATTACCTGATGGACAAGATATCTTGTTTAACATTTGTTTTGCATAATTATATAACTGCATACCTTGTGCAGATGATTGACAATATTCTACATTAGATACTGCCGCATCAATTATTGTTCTTATATAATACATTTCTGATAATAATTCCTGTTTATCAGAATCTGGCTGACATGCTTGCACATCTAAATCACACAATACTTCATAATAAGTAGTTAGTAATTTAGTTACTCTTAAATGATTATATTCAACATACACTTTAGAGTTAGGTGATACACTATATTTTATAATGTAAATACCATCAGGAATTTGTGATTGTTTAGTTCCACAATCTTCTTTTTGTAAAGAAAGAGTACATGCAGTTAGGCACATATCAAAATCTTTATCAACTTTTATTAAAACAGGTACCGAATAACCAGGTAAGGTTATTAATAATTCTTCACAATCAACAGCCAATTCTTTAGAATATTGACTAGTGTCTTTTATACACAATAAATCACAGTTAGATACTGTGGGAATTTCTAAACTTAATATATGTCTGCTTGCCATTTTTTGTTACTTTAATACACTATATAGATAATATACAAAAAAAACAAGAATATATAAAATAAAAAGAGCAGGAGATTTCCCCCTGCTCTAATTAATTTAAACATTAATATGTATTACCAGTATACGTTAGTATCTTCAAATACAATTTTGTTTCCGTTATCACCTGCCCAAGCTTCTAACCCTTCCATAAGGTCAACAACTGCAGCTTGTCCAGCAGCATCATCACATTTTACATAAATTTTGTAAACATACTGATCATTATCAAACACTCCAGAAGGATTGTTGAATCTTGGTACAGAATGTTGAATGTAATATGCTCTATATGTAGCTGATCTATCTACAGCAGCAAGGATTTCAGAAGACATTTCAATTTCTCTGATTCTTGAACTATCAGCATTACCTTGATTAAAAGGACTCTGACGGTATCTTTCAGATAAAATTAATTCTCTAAGTACTTCTTCACCTTGAGTTTGTTGCATTGAACCTGGAGTAGATGAAGCTACACCACAATCATTACAAGGATTACCAGTCTCATCAAGTAAAGATACAATGATTTCAACAGGCTCTGCATTAAAGTGATCAGTAGTTCTAAATGAACAATTACCAAAAACAGTATCAACATATGCACCTACAAATTTAACTTCAGCAGAAACTTTAGCTCCTGATGTGTTTGGAGTTGTAGAAGGAGTGTATGTACCATCTTGTGTTTGTGCAATTGAATAAACTGATTGTACAACTTCACCAGCTGCGTCAGTAACACTTACAATAACACCACCTTCAGTAACTGTATCAACAATAAATGTTGCATCAGCGTTACCACCAGTAATAGTTAATACATCTGCAGCAGCATAACCACTACCTACATCAGCAATTGAAAATGTTGCTACAGCATCAGAAGTACCAAGAGAATCAATGTTCACCTTAGCTCCTGATCCTGATCCACCAGTAGTTGCAACACCTGAAGCAACAGCATAACCTGTTCCACCAGCAGATAATGTTGCAGTTGCTACACCATCTAAATCAGCTTCTGCTACAAACGGCTTGATTAGCGGGTCAGCTAAAACCATTTGTGCCATTGCACCAACAATTAATGTAGGATCAATGTATTCTTGACCTTCTACACAACATACATTTGCAGAATCACCAATAGCATATGCATTGTGATTTAAAAATCTTAGTGCTGGAGAACCTTTTACATCAATTCTCATAAATTGTGTTTTACCACATGGAGCACAGTCAGAACCTAATGATAAGCTTGCTGTTGCTTGAGATGCACTAAGACAGTTAGCAGCCCATAATCTTGTAATATATCTTGGATTAATTCCTTTAGATTTTACAGACTCTTTGTACCCACCGTGTCCAGGATTGTTACCAATTGTGTCTTTAGAATAAAAAGCTCCTTCAACAACATAAGCAAGCTCTCCAGCAGTGATAGCCGGAACGGCACCACCACCAGCAACTGCTACAGTTTGCCAGTCAGCTCCATCTACTAAACCTAATTGTCCTGCGGTAAGTGCGCTTGTTGCTGTTCCACCAGCAGTATCTACTGAAGACACAACAAACGTCTTGTTAAACGCATTATTAAAATAAGCCATAATAAATAAAATTTGTGTGAGGACCATTACCCTCACTGGTTATAAATAAAGATTTTAACAGTTTACTCTGTTCGTAACTTCATTGTTACTATAATAATATAATCATTTTTAGTTAAAAAAACAATACATTAATTATTCCTTTCTGCAGATTGTGTACCTCTTTGCTGCTGATACATATTTTCTATATCACCAGCTATTAATGCTGCTGTATCATCAAGTATAACTTCTACTAAATCATCTTTGAATTCACAATTTACATTTACTGTACTTACTTGCCCAGTATATGGATCTACACAATCTGGTATTTGTATTAAAGTTGGTTTTCTATAATATGTTAATATTGGATTTACAATATCAAAATTTTCATTTTTATATATTCTTATTGTATTATTTAACATAGTACAAAAAGTTTCACCCCATTCAAAACTTGGATTTTTTAATGGATCTCTTAATAAAAGAGGTACATTAGCTTCCTCAGCTAAATAAACAGTCATAGATCTAGGTGTACAACAATCATCTTTTGCCTGTGTTGTTACACGTTTATATTCTAAATATTCATCTACTGGAAAATTATTAGTTTCAAAATAAGTTTCTGTAACAGTTCCTGTTAATGATAATTCAATAAGTAAAGGTTGGAGATCATCTATCCTTTTTTTAGATAGCTCATCCCCTTCCTTATACATATTTCCACCATGAAGATTTCTTCTACACCACTCAATTTGTGCTTTATTAAAGGCTTCTATAAATTGCCAACACTCAATGTTATCATAGTCATTGCTATCAAGCTTATTGAGCCTTTGTTTTATTTTAATTAAGAGTGTACTATTTTCCATTTTTTATATATTATGAATTCCAGTATGGTTCTACTTTATCCAATAATGATAATAACGTTTCTTCATTATTTGGATCTTTTAAAAATTCCAAACATTCATGCGGTCTTTTACCTAACCTAACACCACTATCCATTGGCTCTATCCAACCACCTGCTTTAGTTAATAGAAATCTATAATATAAGGCATCTTTTATTAATGCTCTTAATTTTAATTCTTCCATATCTAATTCAGATACTTCTAAAAACTGTGATGCTGCTCTTTTCTTGTTGCTCTCTGCACCATTACCTGTTATATATGTATCCATATTTTCATACATGATATCATTAGGTGTGTTCTTAGTATATTGTACACTATCTACATCAACTACTTTTGAAACATACATCAATTTAGTTGCATTACCATCATAAAGTTTTTGCAAATTAGATAATGCTTTATTTTTAATTTTAGTTAACTCTGTTCTTGTTGTAAGAGTTTCTTTAACTGTATCTAAATAAAATTTAGGTTCTTTCTGAGATCTTTTAGCTTCAGCTAATGATTTAGCAACAATAGAAAAACCCCCAGCTTTAATAGCATATAATTTTATTTTGTCATACGGATCAGTATCAGGTTCTAAAAACACTGGATCATTACCACATCTAATTTCAATCTTATCCCAAAACTTTGAGTTATCAGGTTTCATAACTGTAAGTTTGTTCCAAAAATCTTTATCTTCAGGATCAACTACATTAGCAGCTAACTCTGCTTCTAACTCAGAAACTACTTTTCTAATTTCTGCAATTTTTTCTTTTTTCTTTTTAGGATCAAGCATTTTAACTTCAGGAGCAAACTCATTAAGACCTGTAACGTATCTCTTGACTCCATTCATTTCTAAACAAGCTAAACTTTCTTGATGCCATACACCATCATGTAATGATAGCCCATATGCTTCTAAACCCATATTTTCTTTGCTTGGATTAAAATAAGGACGAATAGCAATTGTGCTATTCTTTTTTGTGTGTTGATACTTTTCAACAATTGTGTAATCTTCCATTTTGTGGTTTTTAAAAATTAATAATTATTACTTGCGTCAAATAATACACCATAGTGTACATTCTATTATTACTAATATTTCTTAAGCAAGGTATTACCCTTGCTATAGTTTTTGACTTTAACTAACAACTATCTTCAAAGCTCCAGCTGTGTGATATAAATCACCTTTTGCTAAACCTGCAGCTTTTGCTGCTGCATCATCTGCATGGTCTCTTGCTAAGATATCCGTACCAACTGCTTTAGAAGCAAGTATTTTAGAAACACTTGAATTTGAAAATTCATATGTTTTGTTTTGTCTTTTAATATCTAGTGCCATGATAGTATATTTTAAAAGGTTAAAAATAAAAAGGGAGGAGGTTTAACCCACCTCCCCTTTAATTATTGTTCTTAGAATGATCCTCCTGTTACAGGGTTTCTCATTACAATTTTTAGAACTTTAGTCGGATCTTTAACCCATATAGCTGGCATGGTTTGAGTCATATAAACTCTATATCCATTGAACTGTCCAGTAGATGCAAATCCTTGAGTTCTTCCCATGTAGTCCATAGTACCATTTTGGTAGAACCACTTAAGTTGATTATCCCAAGAAAGCTTCAACAAGTGAATGTTGTCATTACCTTCATCAGTTACATCAAAGATGATAAAACTAAATGAACTTAGAGGTCTTCCATCAATTAATGGATTCTCAATGTCATTAGTATTTAAGTTATCAAATGCCGGATTCAATACAAACTTAACGTTAGCTAAGAAAGGAATAGTAAAGCTTGTGTAAGCAAAACCATAATCTAAATCCATGCCTTTACCTGTTACAGCTCCAACATCAGTAGCATTTTGAACTAAACCAGAACCATACACTTCATCAGCAATTGCCTTGTTGATTAATTGCATACCACCAATACCTGTTTGTACAACAAGTGATCTTTGTGGGTCTGGTCCTTTAAATTCAACTTTTCCTTGGTAGAAGTTGTAAAGCTCAGATTTAAACATGTCAAGTGTAAATGATGACTTGTTGTATACTCTTTTAAATGAGTTATCCAACTGAGACCATAAACCAACAGATAATCTAATATCATCTGGACCGTCTTGCTTAATTCTACCACCTTTCCCCCACATGAGGTAAGTTTCAATATCTGTAGCAATTTTAGATAAATGTGCTGCTTCCATATTTGTAATGAAAGTACGTGTAAGAGTTCCATTTTCAAATGCTTCTCTTGCACCAGCTTTACCCATAGATGCTACTAATCCTTCAATACTAGGTACAGATGGATTATTTGGGTCAGTGTCAAAGTTTCTCCAAATCTCAGTTACTGGTACAGTACCATCAGCATTCAAACCACCTTTGATCATAAGATCAGCACGGCTAGAAATAGAATAGTGTACGTGTGCTTCAGCTCCTCCTACAAAGTTGTAGAATTCACGGAATCCAGATCCTGTTTCAATGTCAGAAAATCTTTCACCATACTCACCTCTTGCAGAACCTTTTCTAAAGAATTTAGTTCCTTTTGCAAGATACTTGTTGTCTAATACAGCACTATTATTGTTGTTTACCAACTGTACTGTATAAACAAAACCATCACCTGCAGGGATAATATCATCCGCAGTAATGTATAATTCAAGACCATTATACTTGTCATATGTGATAATATCACCATGACCAAATGATCTCTTGTTAACCTTAATCTTAAAAGTAGTTCCATCAATACCTTTGCTAGCGTTAGCAGGTTCAATGTCAGCTACAATGTAAGGAAGGTCTTGTGCAATAGGAGTTTGCCATTTATACTCACCTCTAGCATTGTCCACCATGATAGTATTCTTACCACCAAAAGAAGCCATTTGATACAAAGGCATTTCTACCTTTTGGGTCATAGCCCAAAGATCAATTGGTCCCATATCCATAGGCTCAGGATTACCAAGCATTTGGGTAAGGTGATACGAATCAACATGAGAACTAGCTTTATAGCTTGTATCTCTTAGGAAAATCCCATTATTTAAAACTGGAGTTGCCATAATTTTTGATTGTTTTAATTGTTAATAATTGTTTTTAGTTACTATATATTTAATTTACTTAATTAAATTCGTTTAAAAATATTTGTTGGTCTACTTAGTTTTCTTTTTGAAGATCTTTTACTTTCTGCTTCCGCTCTATTAACACCCAATGATGCTCCTCCTGCATTTGATTGCTCAGTCTTCAATTTTCTAACTGTTTTTTCTACACTTTTCTGTGCACCTTTATCCATAATTTTTGCTTTATATCCTTCTGGATCTTGCAATAACCATAATGCCTCAGATATTAATCCGTAGTTTGGTTCAACAAATTGATATTTTTCTAGTAAGTGACCTAGTAAATTTGTGTTACGTCCACTTACTGAAGGATAATTAGGTTGTACTAACCCATTATATAACATAGCTTGTGTCTTTCTATCAACTTTGATATCTCCTAATTTTCCTTCTTTTAATGTATCATATACATTTTTCATATATGCCTTTGATGCTTGCTCTTGTTGTGCTTTCTTTAACTCTTGTTCTTTTAATTTTTGAGCAACAACTTTTTCCTGCATCTTATCTAACTTATGTTTGAACTTGTTTGCTTGTTGTTCTAACTTTCCTAAGTCTTTCCAAATTTCTATTTCTTCAGCAATTTCTTCTGTAGTACCATAGCCAGTTGCAGATAAATATTCTGTAATGATTCTTTCTTGATCAGAAGCATTCTTTACATCTAAACTTTTATGGGTTTCTACCTGTGATAATGTAGAAAATAAACCTTTTAAATCTTTACCACCATCCGCTACATACTTTGCAGCAATTTGTAATTCTTCTGGTAAAGACTGAAAAAACTGTTTAGGCGTTTCTCTTCTAACTTGATTAGCTTTTTCTTCTAAATTAGCTTGAATTAATTCTTCCCAATCTTTAGCAGTATAATCTTCTAATGCTTTATCATCATCAAAAGGAACAATTTTATCATCTTTAATTAATTTGTTAAAAACATCTGATATACCAGAAATAGATTTTCTACCTCTTTTTGGTGCATCTGTTTTATCATCTTCCTCTTCAACTTCATTTAAAGAATCAATAATATCATCTACCTTTGTTTCAGTTTCTTTTACCTCTGTTTCATTTTCAGGGGTATCTGTTACCTCTGTTTCATTTTCAGTATTTTCTTCTTTAGCTTCAACTTTAGCATTTAGGTCATCCTTTTCATCTTTATCAGGATCTGCAAAACTAAAGTCTGCTTTAGCAGAACTTCCAGAAAAAATATTTTTCTGCTTCTTATCATCTTGAATCATATCAGCGCCACTAGGTGCAGCGTTAAATATTTCATCTAAATTAATATCTACTTGTTCTACTTTACTATTCACAGTTTGTGTTTCAGTTGCCATAATTATGTTGGTTTTAAATAATTAATACTTGTTACATATATAATATACGTAAACTTTATATTATAAACTTATAATATTTGATGAAAATTAAAAATAAATTGCAGTATATAGCTAACACCAGTTATTCTTTCTCAGAATCCTTTTGATCATACTTATTTTTGTTTTCTCTAGCTATTTGAAGTTTTGTATTAGCTATCTCTTTTTGGGCATTTATCTTTTCTCTTTCAACATTTAATCTTTCAGATTCCATACTTTGTTTCATAGTGCTTTCTTGACGCTTCATATCCATTTGCTGTTGATACTGAGTTGTTTCTCTAATATCTTTCATAGCATCTTGGTAATCAGACACTTGATTTTGATTTAAATCAACCATAGACCCATATCCAGCAGATCTAATTTCTGCTAGTGTAATATTATTCTGTCTATCTTTTTCATTTTCAGAAATCTCCACTTGAAGTTTTTGTTGTTCTTCTTGAGCCTTAGCTTGTATCTGCTGTTCTTGTAGCTGACGTTGTTGTTGCATTTCTTGCTCACGCATTGCCTGCTGTCTTTTCTCAGAATCTTTTAATATATCTGTTACTTCTGCAATAGAATCTGCTTTAACTATATTTCCTAATTCATAAATACTTGCTCCTGTAGTATTATTTGTTAAAGCCATTTGTTTTAGATTCTCTAATATAGCTCTATGATTTGTTTTGGTTGTTGCAAATACATTAAAATCACGTAACAATAAATCAGTACCATTAATTGTAAAGTTTACTTTTTCTGCTTCTGTAGATATATAAGATAACCTTAAACTTGGATTTGTACTATAATAATATTGAGCTAAGTCTGTTCTCATCTGATGTACACGTGGCATTAAATGATCCGAATGTTGTACAAAATACATTTCTGTTTGTGCATATGATTGTTGCATAGCTTGAACAACACCCGTAGCTGTTTGAGCTGAAACAGCACCTCCTAAACGTTGTGGATTGATACCAATTGCATCAAAACACTGTTGTTTAAAATAATTAGCAAGTTGAATCCTAGACATTAATCTATTAGTCTGCTCCATGTTAAGAGTTTGATAATGATTAAAGTTAGTGGCATTCTCAGTATTTGTAATAGATGTATCAAGTGGTAGCATTTGAAAATCCTTCATTGCTACGTATGCTTTTGCATAATTATTCTTACCCCAATCCTCACCCATTGAGTGACGTGGTAAAGCATTTTGATCAAACATTATTACTGTTCCTAATTCATCTATTAGAATGTCAGCAATTTGGTTATTAACCATATTGTATCCAACTTGATACGCTTTCATCAAATCTACTAAAGATGTAGATCTAGTATTTCTATCTGAAAAAACTCTACCTTCAACTGGTAGCTTACACCCATAAAGTGAATTATTACCTTTAAATTGGAAAGGAAGTCTACCAGGTTTAGTTCTATTAATACCTAAATATATTGGATTAATATTATCACCCATAGTAGATCTCCACATAGCTGGTAAATTTGGACCAATTTTAACACCACCCCAAACTTCATTAATCCATATCCAATCTATATGTTCACCTTCTATTAAATTATCTTTTCTTTTTTGTTTAAATATAGAAGTATCATATACACCTTTCTTAGTAAGTTTAAATGTTTCATCTACTATTTCTTGTGTAATATCACCGTCTTTTTCTATTTTAGTTAGGTGACCTATTCTTCTTTGTGTCTTCCAATATATTGTAGATACACGCATAAGATTTCCTTCTCCCCACATCTGTACATCTTCACCTTCGTCTAATATCTGACTTAATATATCTCCACCTCTTGCTGGGTCATCCCAATAATTAGATGTGAATTGTCTATATGCTAAACCTGGCATCTGAGTATTCCATTCATGAGATCTGGTAGCATCATAATATGCACCATCATTTTGATAACCATTTACTTGATATTGTGCAGAACGTGCAGGATATATTTTTTGTAATGATTTAAGTTGTTTCTCATCCATTAAATATCCATATCTATCAACAACATCTGCAACAGTCATTAAATCAACCTTACCACAATAATTTGAATCAGCAATATATCTTTGATCAGGAGATTTTTGATAGAAAGTTAAAATTGGATTCCATAATTCTACATCATAGTCATCTTCTAACATACGGAAATGCCAAAATTCTCTATCTGCAATTAACATATCTCTAAAGCCTCTCTCTTCAAGCTCTTGCATTTTGAATCTTTCTTCATCTACATTTAGTTGATGAGATGCCCATTCTTCAACCATGCTTCTGTAAGACTTGCTAAAAAAGTCTTCTATTTCTGGTAATGACTTAAGACCCTGTGGAGATAAACTTTGTTTTGCTTCTTCTGATGAAGGATCCATTCCCATCATCACCATTTTCTGAACTAACTTTGATTCTGCATCTGCTAACAATGCTTCTTCAACTTGAATTCTTTTTTGTTCTAACATCTCATTATAAGATGTATCATCTACGGCTCTAAATTGTACTTTAGTATATCTTTTAGCAAATTCACCAGTAAGAACATTAATTACATTAGGGACAATTGGATAAAATTTTAATTCCAAAGCTGAATCATTTTCTTGAGTTAATACATCCATCAACTCTTTATATTCATTATCTGGTTCAACAATATAATCTGTTTTATCAATTATACCTTTTGCTAATTTATAATTTTTAAGAAGTCTTCTAGAATTCATACGTAAGAACTCTATTCCTTGTAGTTCTAACCAATCAAGATTCCATGCAGCCCAATCATCAGTTTTTTTAGAATAAGGTAAAAATTGTACCGGCTGTGTTAAGCTAGAAAAAGTTGGTCCACTTTCAGCAGTAGCACCATTTTTCATTTGCATTGCATTTAATACTCTCATACTATTTTTATCTATTTAATATTTTTAAACCCTGATCTTCTTATTTTAGAACCACCCAGTCTTCTATTACGCCCTATATTTTTAAATGGACTGCTATACTTTAATTTACTTATTTTTTCTGAATTAACCAAAGAATCACCCTCTGATTCACGTCTTTTAGAATACCCTCTATTTGATTGTTGGATTTTAGCAAATGCAACTAATGCACCAAATGTCACAAGCCTATCCACGTTTAATCCCGGATAATATGCCATCATTTCTTTTATAAGCATTTGATCAGGAATTCTTTCAACACCTAATGTTTGTGACATTACATCACCTTTTTCATCTGTCTCTTCGTCTATAACTTCTCTTAAAAATTCTATTGCATATGATATCAAATGACTTTTAAATAATGTACCTGTATTCTTCCAACCATATTCTTGATATACTGTTCTATTTGAACCAAGATCTTTTAAGAATAATATTTGTTGTTTTGGTACAAGATATCTTTGTTTCTTTCTTGCTATCATATGCTGAATAAAAAGAGATATATTATTCTCTACAATAGTCCAAGCATTATACCATTCAATGATCATTTCTAATCTCTCATGAGTCTTGTTTATATCATCAAATCTACCACACCATGCTGCTACTATTTTATCTCTCTCAATAAATTGTTCAACATCACCCGCACCCAAATCTCTTGTAACTTCTGTTGCATTTTTATAAATGTATATACTACATAAAGAATCTGATGTTGTAGTTTTACCTTCTGATACAGGGTCAATAGATCCATAGTAAGCACCAAACTGAGGATTATCTACAGGTCTTTCCCAAACAACAATACTTCCTGTTTTGTCTTGTTGTTTTTTATTTACAGGAAATTCACTAATAGGTAGCTTGCTTGTTCTTTTTGCAACTATACCTGTTTGATCTCTATCTAATTCTATTAACTCATAAGGATAACTTTTTTCTTCAATTTTTTTCAATTGCTTGCTAAGAATACCTTGTGGAAATATTGATTCTTTTCTATATGCAAATGCCTCTGCAATATTTAATGGTTTCTGAGATATTCTTAATTGGTATTGTTCACCTGTTAATTCAGATTTCCAACGTGCTCTCTCTAAGTTTATTGCTTTAACAGCTTCTTCTATTTCTGAGTTACCAAATTTGTCAATATAAGGTGGCATAGACCACTGTTCAGGAATAAATAGGCCTGCCATACCAATAGTGCCATCAGCGTCCATTAAATTTGTTTCTACGGCATATATATCATTTGCACCTGGATTTAAAATCATATCCTTTAAAGGATTACATTGCTCTAAATCACCCACAGAACCTGCCGCTATAAACATACCAGTAGTTACCATACCTGAAGACATAGCAGGACGCAGATATTCATAAGTCTGCATCATCTTTGGTGCTATACCTGCTTCTTCATGAAAAAAGTACGTACACGGACCACCAACACCTGTTGTTGCATTTTTTTCAAAAGATGCACCTTGTATTTTAGATTTTAATCCTCTTGATGTTTTACGGTTGTTTATTTTAACTTCTATCTGTTGTTGCCATAACAAAACCTTTTCTGGATTACTAGGTCTATACCATGCAGTATGCTCATTTAAAAATGTTTTATATTCTTCAAGAAATTTCCAAGATCCTTTATCATTAATATAATCTTTTAATGATGCCCCTATCTTACATATTGATCCTTCTTCAAACCAATACTGGTTTATTATTTTACCCATATGAAAATATGAGGAAGCAATCTGTCTTTTTTTAAGTATAGCTGAATGTTGATTATTTAATTCTGCAATCAATTCATATAATGCCATGTGATATTGAGCATCTCTAACTTTAGCAAAACCATATTTTTTTTCTTCTTTGTCAAATATTGGCAAGAAGTTTAACCACATGTAATAATCTCTAGTTAAATACCAAGTTTTGTTTTTACTTTTATATATTACTCCTTGACGGCATTTATTCTTTTGATCTTCCCAATATGTTGTAAAATCTTTTGACCTAAAGGGTTTGTTACAATAATAACCTTCTTTAGTAAATTGTTTAGCCTGATCATTAAATGACCAAGCTACTGTATCAAATTCATACTTACCTGGTTCTTTAAATATACCCTCTAAAAAATCACGGAATTCATTATCCGAGGTAAACTCAGTTGTTGTCCACTTATTATTTTCATATGTAGGTATTACTCTACTCATATCTTATGATGGCAAATACATCACCAGCTTGAAGAAGTAAATGCTCTTCACCCTCATGTTTCATTGGAGTTGGCATAGCATGTTCTGCATACTGAACTTCATCACCTACATTAATTTCTTCAACTTCAGCACCTACACCAACTACTAATCCTTTAAATTCTTTTTTTTGAGCTATTTCAGGAATAATAATTCCTGATGCTGTTTTAGTCTCTGCTGCTTTTCTTTTTATCAGTAATCTTTTTCCTACTGGTATTACTACTTGTTTCTTCATTGTTGATTTTTTTTAAATTATTAATTGGTTCATCCCAATAACAAAAGATGTATTGGGTTTCTTTTTTAGAGTTGATCATAGGCTAGTCCTGCTCCACCACGTACTGAACTGTCTTGTTCTTGCCTCATGTCTGTAAATGCGCCTTTATATGATTGACGTATTTGTTCAAACTTAGCTGCTGCATTTACCATAGAATTGATATTACCATCTCTTCCATGCTCAATAGCGGTTGTTTCCATATATTTTGCTAATCTATCTAACATAGATTTAATACCTACATATGCTCTATATGTTGGTGTTTCAAATAATTTTTTGCACATGTCAAGAGCATATCTAATAGGTGGATCTTCAGTAGATTCTTCTAGTTGAATCTCTTCTATTATTATATCTTCTTTTTCATGCTCAGGTAAATTAAAAAAAGGATTTAAATCAGGATTAGGACATGTCATATAAAATAAATATTTGTACACAGACATATGAGTATCCGGATATTCATCCATTATCTTTTTTAAGAATGGTAATGAATAACAATGCTCAGTTACTATTAATTCACTATTTTGTACATCAAATAATCTTACTATCATATTTTATTGATTTTCTTTAATCCACATCATTAAAGATATTACTTCATCTTTTAAATATGGTAGTTCATAAATTTTTATCTCATCTAAAACTGGTTCTCCATTTACATGTTCATTTATTGGATAACCATTAGAATCTTCACCAACTTGTTTAAATTTTACATGTTGTATGGTAAGCTTTCCTATCTTAAGTTTAGGGTTGTGCTTTTTAATAATATACGCATAAATACTCAACTGTAAGTTGTAGTGATTAAGATTACAATCATCTAAATGACTTATAGGTTTATACATTTTCTTAGTAATGCCTTCCCAATTAGTAAATCCTTTATCTTTTATTTCTTTATTAGTTTTATAATCATTGATGTTTATATAACCATTAACTACTTCAACCAAATCTGCTTGACCACATAAACCAACTGATTTTAAATACACCAAGTGTTCTGGATAAACACCTTCTTCTAATTTTTGATTTGGTGCAATTTTAATTCCTTCTTCATTAGTAACTGGTTTAATGATGGGAACTTCCACACCATGTCTACCAATTGTTTCAAGGTCTAGCATGTCAGCTTCTCTTTGATTATGATAAAAATTACCAAGCTTAATAGCTCTTTCTGTTTCACCATCCCAAGCCGCTAATATTTCTTTAGGTGTCATCCCATACCATTTAGATCTTTTATTCTTTGATGACTTTTTAGCTTGTCCTTCCCTATCAAACTTAGGTTTAAATTTACCAATAAAGGATGTTACACCAGTCCATTTGATATTATCTTGATCAGTGCTTTCATATACATGCCCTTCTTCTATAAATTTTAGTGCCATAGTTATAGTGTTGTAGTAGTATACCACCAGCTATCTGCTGTATTAGTTTCTACTGTTGTTATAGTATCATTACAATAATAATTAATTGTCATTTTTATTTATTTGATTGTTAATTAAATCTTCTTGCTCTTCGCTTGTAAAAGCATCCCAATAGCCTTTTGGACATTCTGATGATAGTGATCTTACCTTAAAAGATAAACTACAACCACAATCTCCACAACAAGGCTGTGTACCAGGTGCAACACAAGATGTTCCTTTTGCATCAAACAAACTACAATTTATACAGATTTGAAATCTTTCTGTTGCTGCAGCTTCAACATGTTCTTTTTTAAACATTGAATTTGCAATTCCATCAGCAATCTTATCTGCATTTTTAAATATATCTAAATATTTTTTCCATTTACTTTTCATTCCTAAACTTCTTTTTATTTAATATATCTTGCTCCATTTGTTTTAATGCATTTTCCATCATAGTTACATTTTTTTGGATCTCTTCACTTTTTGCAAAACCCACGTATGTACGTTTTGCCAAATTACCCAAAACACTTTTATTTTTTTTAATTGACTTTTCTAGTTTATTTTTTCTTAAATAAAATGTACCAAGCCCATCAACATTTATTCTGGGAAACTCTAAAGCTGATAACTTTTTTCTTAACTTACCATAATAAAAAGTTATAAAATCCTCAACTACTGATGGATGTACACCTACTTCATCAGCAATACCTTCTTTAAAATCTTTATGACTCTTTGGATTCACTACCTAAAATTTTATAATCAAGTAATACAAATCCATTTATCTGTACATTGAGGTCATTATTAAGTGATATTGTTTTTTTATTATTTCCTTTTTTACTTAATAAATTCTTTTTTTCTGCTTTTGTTATAGCATTTCTAGCTGATTGAGGACTTTTAAATATTCCTTTTTCAACTATAGCTAAACAAAATTTAGTTAACTCAATTCCAGAATTTTTTGACAGCTCAGCTAAAAATTTTAAATCTGAATTACTTATTAGTATATCATTAAAAAAACAATATGTAAGTATTTGATATTTTATTGATACATCTATATCAACTTGCATCTTCAAATCTACTTTATTAACTATTGCCATATCATAAACTCATTATCATATCAACTAAGTCAGGATGAGGATAACAATCCGTTTTTCCTTTTCTTACATTAGTATGTGTTAATAAACCTTTTACTTTACCTAGATATGCGTCTTCTTGAAAGCCAAAACCTTTTGTTGGTCCATACTTTTGAATGTATTGCTTTAAACCAATACGTATATCAATATTATCTCTTTCAGCAATAAATAATAACCACTTGTAAAGAGCTTTAAGTTGCTGTTCAGAATAATTATGCCAATAAGTTTTACCTCTAAAAGGTTCTTCTAATTGAATTACTTGTTCTGACTGGCATTTTGAGTTTACGTATGTTCTGTGATCATTATCTAAGTAACCCATAGAACATATTTCTATTCCTACAGAATGACGGTTCATCCACCCGGAACCAGTTTTACCCAAATGCCAACCTTGTGCACCTTCAGGAAAAGCTTGAACCATCACCCCATCATGTTCATCATTACCATTTCTGTGATCAATACCACCTAATACAAACTCTGTAGCAACTCTTCCTCTACTATCTCTTCCCCAATGATCAATACATCTATATGGATTTGCATGACCTGCTGTATGATGTAAAAACACATACTCATTTTTAATAGGTCCTGTAATATATTCACCTTTTGGTAAATAATGTTTGTGTATTACTTGATCAAAATTAGTTTTAAAATACTGAAGTTGTATGTCTGTGTCTTCATCTATTTCTTCTATTACAACATTCTCTAAATTTAAAATTAGAGACCACATATTATTATCTACCATTCCATTTACTGGTAGATTGTGTGCAAGTTGAAACCGTTCAACGTGTTTTTCTGTATTTGGTCCAAATATACCATCAGCATTGATACCAAGTTTTTGTTGAAGAGTTCTAACATCAGCACCAGTTGTGCCTTTTTTTAACAGTCTCATCTTATTCTGCTTTTACTGCTTCATTCATTGCCTCTTTAAAGGCCTCAGCTTCAGGTGTTGATGGTTGTTCAGCCTGTTTTTGTGCAGCATATTGTTGTGCCATAAACATTTGTGCTTGCATGCGCTCTGCTCTTGACTTCTCAATATCAGCAAGTAATGCCTCATATTCAGCTTGAACAGTTAAATGTGGAATATTATCCTTGTAAAATGCAGTGATTTCTTCTCTGCGTTGTGCTAACTCTTCCTTTGAAAGTTCAGGATTCTTATCAGATAGTTCTGAATTGGTTTTTAAATCTGCCATTTTAATAAATTTAAGTTAATAATGACAAATATATATAAAAAATGTTTAAATAAAAAAAGTTTATTATAATTTATTACGTTGAAGTATATTTATAAGTTCTTTTACGTCTCCTATATTGTTAAATTGTATATCTCCTTCAAGTATTTCAACTATCCATGACCCATCTTGTAGATTATCATGGCTATTAGAAATAAGTTCTATGTTGCCAATTTTATATGCATAAAAATAAAAAGGTGTATCACCAGATTCTTCTGCTGTTACATTTACCTTTTTAAAACCTAACTTTTTAATGCTTGACTCTGTCATATCTTACCACTTAACTTTGTGAGACCAATATCTTGCTGATAGCTTAGACGGTTTAGAATCTTGTGCATTATGCCTTGCATAGTATGACTTTTTTCTAGCTTTATCTTTAGCTGACTTAGGATTTTTACCTGCACCCTTTACACCTTGCTGACCAAAACGTATGGTCTTTACTTTATCTCCTACTTTAGCTACAACTACATGAGACTTAGTTTTATGATTTGGGGTACGCTTAGGTTTATTATAACCTGATACACCTGCTCTTGCTAATCTTGGATCTTTCTTCTTTGCCATAATTATTAATCAATTGCTGCTCCTTGTCTTAAAGTATCTCCTGAAGCCTTATATGTAAAACTTAAGGCAACTACAAAACTACCAGTAGACATTTCATTTGTTGTAATTTCATTTGATGATGTAAGTGAATAATTTACAGAACGTATAAACTTAATTAAATGTGAATTAGAACCTGTTGTAGCAGGTCTATCAATATATAATGCTGGAATAGCAGTTCCTGCATCACTAATATTTACATATTCCATTAAATCACCATTAAAAAAATATCTACTACCATCCATGTCATAAGGAAATGCATCTTGAATAGCTAAAACTTGTAATGGGTCTGTCTTTGTAAAAGTACCAATACTTATACGTAAATATACATGAACAATATCACCTATTCTTGTCCAAAACCCACCCTGACTATTATAAGTAAAACCTGATATTCCTGCAGATACCTGTGGTAAAATAGTACCAGTTGTTTGAACTGTACCACCTATATCTACTTGAGCTCTCCATTCTAGACCACTACTAGCATTTGAAACTAAAAGATAGTCAGCTCCTGGCGCTAAATCACCAAAAGCTGTAGGACCAGCTTTTACTGGTGCATCAAATATATTTATAGTAGATTGTATTTTTAATTCATCTGTACTTGCATTACCTATTGAAACATTACCTAATAGACTAACAGAGCCACCGTCTGACGCTACTATATTATCTGTTACAACAGTAGTAGTTCTAATTCTACTTACTATTAATACGTTTGGGTTTGGTCCTGCCGGAGGTTCTATTTCTACTCTATTTTCTTCATTACCTGTTCCTGGTGCATATACATAAGATTTTATAAATGAATCACCTACTACTGCGTTAGGTCCGTCAGTAAATTTAAGTACAAAATCTGTTGTACCTTCACCTGTTACTTCTCCTTCATCAAATGATGCTCTTAGATCTTTTATAGATATAAGTTCATTTGTCATCTTTGGTGTAACAAACATGCTGTCTTCTGGATTAGGCTGTCTACCTAAAACTAATAGATCGGTTTCGTCTACTTTTTTTACTACCTTTTTTCTAGATAGTAAACCCATCATATCCTGTAATATATTTCCCATTTTATTTCTTTTTTCTTTTAGTTGTTCTTTTACGAGTAGTTTTTTTTGCTCCAGTTCTATTCTTACCCTTATGCAATCCATGACTAGCATGTTGTTTACCTGCTTTGGTAGCAGCTCTTTTCTTTGCGTTTGCCGAAGCTAATTTTTTTCTACCTCCTTTGGTACTCTTAAGTTTAGATATAGTTTTAGATGGTGCATATACTTCCCCTGTCTCAGAGCTTTTCTTGCCTGAAGGAGTTCTCCACTTCTGTTTAGTCCATCTATCTAAACTCTTTTGTTGCTTTGTCTTTGCCATTATCTTGTTGTAAATGTATGCAATACAAATAAAACCATGCCTGAAAATAAAAGTCCTAGTATAGTTTTATCATTCTTAGTCACGTTTGGATTATCTTTTACGTTAACCACTTCAAATAAAGTATCAGGTGCTTTCTTATATTCCCATGATGGTTTTGCTGGACCACAGCTCATCACAAATAAAAACAATATTGTAAGTACCTTTTTCTTCATTACTTTTTACTTTTATAACCTCCACCAGCAGCTTTATACTTTTTAGCTAACATTTGTGCTTTACGTGCTGACCATTGTCCCGGTCTCCCACCTTTGCTTCCAGCTTTAATTGAATTAAATAATCTTTTACGAAGCGTTGGTTTAGTATAATTACCACTACTATTTACGGTGCTCTTCTTTTTACTTGTCTTCTTAAGTGCCATTTTATTCCGATATTTGAGGAAAGGATGCTAATATTGTCTGTAATTTAGCACACCTCTCGTATTCTTCAGTGTCTATAAAAAAACTAATCATGTTTTGAATGTCATCTTCACTCGGCCCACTTTCAGGATCATATGGCATTATTAGTTCTCGGCCCACCTCAAACTGATTCCCCATAAGTTCATCAAATGTTATCTGCCCCGAAAGTACTAACCAAGCATTCTCATATGCCTGCTCAAGTATTATTGCATCTAACTGCATTTGTTCTATCTGATCTAATATATCATCCTTTTCCTTGTCCTGTGGCATACCATTAAAATTTAATTAGTAACTCTTCTATAAAGACAATATACTAAATTTCTAAATCCTATAAAAATTTTTAAGTCATAACATGTCCCCCTACTCTATAAAACTCTGCCCACGGCCCCCCAAAAGTTATGTGTTTTAAGTTCTAAGAAGGTTCTACCAATCTGCTCCCCAGCTAAAAAATGTGCGGTGGGTACCCCCCACGTGTATGCACATAAAAATAATATTAATCTAAATAATTAAAAAAATGTCAGTATTTTTCAGAAAATTAAGAGTAAATGAGAACACAGGGACTGCTACAATCATCGTAACAGACAAACCTATCTCAAACAAAGTAGGAGAACTTGCAGGAATGAAAGTTGGAACAAGAACTAATGGTAACATCACTTTTGGTGTATTAAGCCTCATTGACCCTGAAACTAATCAGGTAATGCGTGCTAACCATCCAACAATTAAAGCCTTGCAAACTAAATTAAACCAAGGGGATGAAATGCCGGGTTTCCAACTAAGTGACAATGCCGTAGTGGACTTGAACACAGGGGAAGAAACTAACTTGCGTTGGGTTGAACAAGCCTAATCCAAGAACAGGGGTGTGTGTAACAGCACACCTCTTTTTTTTAAGAGGGATAAACATTAAATTGGATAACACGCTGAGTGTAGTATGCTGCTGCACTGGAGCGTGTGACCTCTTTTTAACTACTCCCAACCTTAACAGTGTAACTTTAAAAAAATAAAACTATGGATGGTTTAAAACAAAAAGTGGAAACACTAAACCAAATCTGTGTAGAAAAATTTGGATGCACAGTACATCAACTAATGGATGATTACCACTTCTACGGGTTGATGAAAAAACTAAACAAACAGGAGTTTGATTTATCAGAGGAGTAACATCCTCTTTGTTACTATCTGCTCGGTGTTCTTCTATTGTTACTTCCATCTGCTCATATTCTTATGCCTTCGGCTCCCCATCTATGCATTGAATCTTAAAATTTATACATTATGGAAGAAAAAGCAAAAGAATTGCGTGTGCATATGCATTGCGTAAACAAAGTGAATAACACTTATTGCATAAGTGTTGTGGAGAGTGGTGCTCCTATTAAGACCACATTAGCCGGTAAGACTGTGATTGCATCAAAGCCTAACCGTGTGTTTGGGTTGCTATCTGTTAAGGATAGTGATGGCAATAAGGTCACAGCTGACCATCCTTTAGCACGGGACTTTATGTCCACGCTAAATAAGGATGATTTGCTACCGGAGTGGAAGCTTAGCAGTAATCCTGTTCTTGACACACAAACCGGTGAAGAAACAGGAATGTTTTGGGCTGAACCAATCTAATTCACAAAAAGCAAGGGGTAAAACCCTTGTTTTTGTAATAAACGTTACTATCTAGCATTTTTCTCAACTAATATTTAATTAATTGTGTGCATTGCACAGAGAATGTGTGGTCAATAACCCCACAAAAACCCACTTATTACCACTTGAAAAAAACTAAAGCAACGTATAATATATATATAGCTAACATAACAATAACTAGAGCAATGAGTCAAGCAATACCACTGATTATTCTGAAATAGTATCAGCCTTCTTTGACTTGTGTGGAATTGAAGGATAAGCACTCTAGTTATATGTTAGTTTGTCTATTCCTCTATAGGATAATAGACATAGTACCCGCAATATTGCAAGTAACCACTAATACCCAAATCGTATGTCAACATTTAGAAGTATAAAAGTAAAAAGGCAAGTGAAACAACAGAAGTTGAACTCACATAGAACTATTAACCGTAAGAAATACTAATAATCATTAATAAAAACAAGTATGAAAGTAAAAATCAATTATCCAGAAAAATTTGCTACATGGGGTAATGCCATAGGTATTATCTTATATAGCCGTGAACAAGATGAGTTCGTTAATCTCTTTACAGGAGATATGGAACATAGTCGTGTAAACCGTAAAGAAATAGGTTCTCCATCATTAGTAGAGCTTGAGTTAGAACTTGAGCATAATGAATCGTTGAGATACCTAGCTAAACAAAATCAATTAATCACTGTAACATATCAACATACATTAGACTTTCTAGAGTATGCTAATAGTTACAACTAAAAAACAAGTATTATGAGAAAGATTCTTTATTTATGTGCATTCTTATTTATAGCTGCACCAGTATTACAATCCTGTGGATCGTCAAGATCATGTGGAGCTGTAAACCAAAAGAAAAAGTTCGCTAAGAAGAACTATTGGAAACCTAAAAAACATAAGAGATCCAAATGGGGAAGATAATGCAAATATTCTTGCTTGCAGTTATGATTACTAGCTGTGAGCAAGAGCCTTTGTTTACACCAGAGGTAAATCAAATGAATACAGACACAGTCAAAGTATTCTCTGAAGCATATAGTTTTGCTCAGAATAATGAAACCATGTATATATTACTAGGCTTCTATAGTATAGATAGCAATGGTATAACCGCAGAAACCAAATATGAATTTGTTTGGAATCAATGGTTAGACTATGCACAAAATACTAATATATCCAGTGACGCAGAACAATTTATGCAATGGGCATCAGGAAATTTAGTTGATACATTTGTAATTGATATAGATGTTATAGTAATAACTAATATAGATTACATAAATCAACAAGATAAAATAGATTATCAAGTCGGTAATCAATGGAATAGATTTCTTGTGCCATTTGATATAGACACGTTTTATAACAATGGAGATACAGTAACAGAAAATTAATCAAGTAACTAATTAAATAATTAATAGAAATGAAAATAATGTTGAAATCATTCGTAAAACTATTCTTCGTAGTACTACTACCAATTATAGTTACAATAACTTTGGGAAATTTAACCCTTGATAGAAGTGATAGCATGATCACAGGTGATCATTATCTCTTAGGATTAGGGTTATTAACAATTCTTATTGGAACATATATAAATTGTATATTTTTTGCATCATTTATGAGTAAAACAGATATGTTACCAAAGTTTAAATTTGAATTTGCACCAGTATTTGGCTTAGCGTTAGCCGTAGATACTAAAGGATATGGAAAAGGTATGGCTGTATTAGTTGTACTACCATTCTTTACAATTGAATTAAAATGGGTCTAAATAATAATACCCGTTTTAATGGAGGCACAGTTTATTTAATAACGCTTATAATAGCACTGGGCTTCGTTATGCAATGTCAAGGACAAACGTATAACAAACACAACCACTTAAGCATCAAAAATTTGTTTCAGTTACCATCAGGATATGAAAGACTCATTGAGTCAGATTATGCTGATTGGTTAACTGATCATCCTTTAAAGGAAAAAACAGAAGTAAAATACTTTAATGGTAGTGTTAAACACAATAATTATATATACGCAGCAGTATTTAAATATGATATCGGTAAAAGAGATTTACATCACTGTGCTGATGCTGCTATATACTTGAGAGCATCTTATAATTATTCTCAAGGTAATTTAGATAAATTAAAATTCAGTTTTACAAACGGATATAAATCAAGTTATCTAGATTATCTTAGAGGAGCATCACCAACACCAGTCAATGGTGGACGTGATATAGCTACAGTATGGGGCAAAAGTCGTAAAGATACTTGTAAAACATTCAGACGTTGGTTAGATCTAATATGGAGTTATGCAGGTACATACTCAATAGAGAAATATGATACAAAGGATGTTAACTATTGGGAAATGAAAACCGGTGATGTATTTATCACTGGAGGATTTCCTGGTCATGCTATTACAGTAGTAGATATGGCAGTTAACAGCAATGGTCATAAAATATTTATGCTTGCCCAAAGCTATATGCCAGCTCAAGAACAACACATCTTATTAAATCCGGTTACAAATGATGTATGGTATTCATTAGATGACATGAATTATGTCAATACTCCTGAATATGTATTTGAACCATCAGATTTACATAGATTTATAAATTAAAAGTGTCACGGGTGACACACTAACAGTACCAGTAATTATATATTATATAATAACACTAGTACAATTGGTCCTGTGACTTATAGTTTTATTGGTTAAGTGGACCAACAGTCAAGCAGATCTTTATTCTTTTATCATACTTGTTTAGGATAGGGACTGCTTGACTTTAATTTTTAAAAAATAATAAATATGTCTGATACAATAACATTACACAAAGATGTAATTAAAGTACTATTTGAGAAATTAATAGACACGCAAAATGTAAATATAAGAGCTAATGTAAAGCATATTACAGAATTATTGGCTAATTCAATACCTGATAATGCATTAGAAGGCGCTGTTCATCTAATGTTACTTGATGAACCTTATAAAAAAGTAAACGTTGGTGATTATGTAAGATTTACACCACCAAGTTATCATGTAGGTAGTGAGTATGAAATTGATATTTTAAATGATATGGGTTTAATGCATTCAAGCGGAGATGTATATGGAATTGTAATGGGTGATACTTCATGGTCATCAAATAAAAAATACAATCCCTTTCATAGTTCAATTAAAATTGATATCTTATATCATAACGGGGATAGAGAAATTAAACGCTATGAACACACTATAAATCCTTTGTATGTAAAGCGTACTAGAAAGTCTGATATCCCTTATTATAAACTAAAGAATTCATTAGATAAAATTAATAATAATGGCAAAACTATCAACGGAAGCAATTCAATCGTACCTCAAGAAGTATCTGAAAGTTAAAGAAGAAAGAGAAAAAGCATTAGATGGTAAGTCTTTTGGTGCATTCATGAATAGAACTTTTAACTTACAAGATGAAGAGTTAGCTGCTGAAACTGATGATAATACAGCATTACTTAGGTTACTAAGGGATCATGTACAAGAATCAGAATAGGTTTGGTATAGTTAAACATGAAGTAATATCAGACCCATCAGTATCTATAGGAGCTAAAGCATTGTATAGTTTATTATGTTGTTACGCAGATAAACAAAGACAATGTTGGCCATCAATCAGTACATTAGCAGATCATCTTGACACAAGTCAATCTAGTGTTAATAGATGGATTAAAGAGCTCAAATTAAACAAATATATTAGAAGAATAGGCAATAAGTTAACCGTAATCTAATTGCGTTAGCTATATTAATGCTTATTATTTTTGAATTATAGTCAAATTAGGTTATATTAAGTGACTCAAAGGAAATTATATTATTATCTTTACAATAGTTTTTAATAAGATAATGATAATACAACTTCCTAATGGTCGCATAATAGAGTGTTCTCTTGAACAGTACCTTTCATTAACAGATGAAGAGTATAAAGATCTTAATGGCCTTAGTTCAGCATATACAAAGGAAGTGGGTAACCCATTTTACAATAGCTTTGCTAAAACACCACCTGATATCCAGGAGGAGTTCATTGAAGAAAATGAACCAACGTTAGATGAGATTAGCGCTTTTGAAAAATTAGAAGACCCGTATTTTCATTCAGATGATTCTTAATCATCAATTTACTTATTTTATTCACAATTAAATTTTATTAAAAATGCAAAACAAATGTCAAGTAGTGGCAGATGACATGGGAAATGTTGTCCGTCAATCACAAAATCCAGAATTTGGTCACGTTAGATTAGAGTCAAACAAAGTTGTATATTCAGCTTCAGGTTGGGCAAGTGTAAAACGTATCAGCACATTAATTCAAGGTAAATTAGAAGATTTACAGTACATATACAATGGAGTTAGTGAAATTTCTGGTAAAATCATAATCAAAGAATCATTAACACCTTTTAATGCTAGTAATCCAGACAGAGATATCAAAATGGCTGGTGATACAGGTATTATTTGTTGTGTAGATGGTCAACCTATTTATAGGAAAACATTCTTTACTAAAGATCAAACAGCAGAGGATGTACTTATAGCCCATGATAATGGAGATGCTATAAGAGAAGCTAATGGTACTAACAGTAATGCAGTAAATGCTGCTAAAGTTACACCAGCACAAGCTTTTGGAATTGATACTGATTCAGAAGAAGTTGATAATGAAGTAGAAGATACAGTAGAAGATTCTGTAGAAGAAGAAGTTTTAGAAGAAGAAACTTTTGAACTATAAGATTAATTTCTGAAAATGGATAAGAGGGGACTATAGTGCAAACTATTTGTTCCCTCTTTGACATTTAAATCCACTTAATTAAATAAATAAACATGTATGTTATCAATAGAACAAATATCAAAAATCAGACTCAATGAGAAAGAACTTCAATTAAGTAAACGTATTGAGCGCTATCAATATCTAGGAATACTAGAAGAATATCAATTGCATCCGCCTTCTATAGTTAATAATATAGAATATAGTAAACTTAATCCATACCAACATTTTTTGTTTAAACGTGTATTACATGGACTTAGAGTTTATAAACCTGAAGAAGTTACTAAACTACATTGGGATAAGAAAAGGCGCATTACAAAAGTTTGGAAACGTGGGCAAAGAGAGATAAATGCTTGGAAACAAACACTTTGTAATAAAAGAATAAATGCTTATTTTAGTAAAACATTTAAAAATTCACCAACAGCACAGTATATAGTAAGTATACCAGCTGAAGAAACATTAGATGATTACAAAAATACATTTACATTTAAAGAACTTGGTATATCTTATGAAGATGTAATATTAAAGTTTATGTCAATAGGATTATTACCAAAAAATTATTTCACTTTAAAACCAAATGAGCATCAAAAAAGTCTCTAAAAAAATGTCTAAGATAAATACTGACTATACTAAAAAGCGTAGAAAGTTTTTACAAGACAACCCTATCTGTCATGCAAAGATCCATAAGTGTTCTTTGCATGCTACAGATGTCCATCATAAACATGGCCGTGGTGTATACCACTTGGAAGTATCTACATGGATGCCAGTTTGCAGAAACTGTCATATGTGGATAGAAGAACATCCAGCCGAATCCTATGAATTAGGTTTCTCAGGCTCAAGATCATAACCTTATGGTCCCATAGCTCAACTGGATAGAGCAACAGCCTTCTAAGCTGTAGGTTCAAGGTTCAAATCCTTGTGGGATCACAGAGGCCGGATGATGGAATTGGTAGACATGACAGACTTAAAATCTGTTGGGTAGTAATACCCGTGTGGGTTCAAGTCCCACTCCGGCTACCAGGACTCTTAGCTCAGATGGTTAGAGCAACTGACTCATAATCAGTAGGTCACAGGTTCAAGCCCTGTAGGGTCCACCTAATAATATAAAAGAATAATTATGTTTAAATCAAAAAGAAAACGCAGGCACTTAAATTATATGTATAAATACTTATTAGATCTGAGATATGATACTCTTAATAAAACATTAAAAGCATCAGAAAATCAATTTAACAACAAATCAGAACTGAGAGCAATTAAAAATAATTGTTTGCTCATAAGAAAATATCAACGTAGATGGTCATTACTAAAATTTTAATTATGAATGATTTTGAAAAGACCCGTTTAATAAAATTTATTACTTGGACAATAATACTAATTATAACACTAACTATATGGATCAACATATTCAAATACATAAAAGGGATGTAGTACAACATAATGCATTAAGTATAGCCGCACAACATAAAAGATGTGGTTTAGCTATATCAATGGGTGTTGGTAAAACTAGAATAGCCATAAAGCATCTACAAAGACACTACAATCAGTTTATACAAGTATTAGTTGTTGTACCAAAACATTCTGTAGCACAGTCTTGGAATGATGAGTTAGAAAAGATGGGTCTTTTAAATTTATTAGACCATATAACCTTTACTACATATATATCACTTAAGAAAAGAAATCCAGAAGACTTTGATATAGTATATTTAGATGAATGTCATTCACTTAAGTATGTACATGAATTATTTTTAGCAAGATTTACAGGAAAGATCCTTGGTTTAACTGGTACGCCACCAAAAGACACAGGTTCTGAAAAAGGAATGCTTGTACAAAAATATTGTCCTATAAGATTTAGGTTTAATGTTGATCAGGCTACTGACTCAAACATCTTAAATGATTATAAAATCATAGTACATGAATTAGAATTATCTAAACTACCAAGCCTTAAAAAAAAGAATAAGAAAGGTGGTTTTTGGTATACTTCTGAGAAAAAAGATTATGATTATGTAACGTCTAGAGTAGCAGATGCAGCAACAGCAAAGCAAATACAGTTTGCTAGAATATTACGCATGAGAGCTATAATGGATTATACAAGTAAAGAAAGCTATGTAATTAGTCTATTAAAGAATATAAATGACAAGTGCATTATATTTGCTAATACACAAAAACAAGCTGATAGAATGTGTAGTCATAGCTATCACTCAAAAAATCCAAAATCAGATGAAAATTTAGAATTATTTTCTGATGGACGTATAGATAAATTATCATGTGTGTTACAATTATCAGAAGGTGTTACAATTCCAAAATTAAAAGCAGGAATTATTATGCATGCATATGGTAATGAACGTAAAACAGCACAACGTATAGGTAGACTATTAAGGCTTAACCCAACTGAGACAGCAGTATGTCACATATTGTGTTATAAAGGAACACAAGATGAAAAATGGGTAGACAAAGCCCTTAAAACTTTTGATCAAAATAAAATAACTAGATATAATCCACTAAAAAGATAATTATGGGAAAAATGAAAGAAATATTTATGGAAATGGTTGAACATGAATATAACGGAGATCATGATGCACACTTACAAGATATGGCTAGACAATCATGTGAAGAATTCTCACATATGCCACATGAAGATTGTAGTAATTGTGATACACCTGTTATAGTACGTAATGAAAGCACAGCAATCTGTGAGGCTTGTGGTGTTGAATATGTATATGTTGAAGGTACAAAAAGATTTTTGTAATGAGTGCTTTTGGTGTATATATGAATTTACCTGATAATGATATAGAAGTTGAAGTAGAGTATACTTATGATCCAGGTGAACCAGATCAGTGGTATGATTCTAATGGAGATCCGGGTACCCCAGGTACTGCTCCATCTATAGAAATACTACACATATGGGCTGAATTACCCAATGAAGGGCTCAAATTAACAGCTGTAGATATTGTTGATATTATACCCAGTAATTGGGCAGATGAAATTGAAACAGAAATATTAGAAAATCATCATGAATGAAAAAACTACTAAAATAATTAATGGAAAAACATATATATTTGAAGATGGAAGGTGGATTACTAAAAGACCCACTAACAATCTAGATCTTGATCCGCATGACCCAGACTATGGGTGGGATTGGGATCTGCAAAACAAAAGATGATGGATCAAAAGATTAGTTTAATTAAGTTACATGCAGAAGCAGCATTAAAACATCTAGATAATGTTGATGTAAACCCAGGTACAAGTCAACGTAATCTAGATGTTGCAGTTCTGTTATTAGAAAAAATTAAAAATTTATGAAACATTTTATGAATAATAGTAAAGAGTATTTAAAAAAACCAACCGTGACTGAAGAAGATATAAAATACAGGCAGGGTAAAAGAAAAGATCAAGTTGAAGGCCATTCTATTATGGCATTCTTTAGCATCCTAGGCATAGTTGCTATGCTTTGGTTAATGATATTGCTTGCCTCATGAGAGATCAATTGTTTGTAGAGGGCACAGTAAAAGATGGAAAGTTACATTTCCCTATAAAAGCATTTCAGATTAAATATGATAACTTCTTTAAAGAGCATAAAGATGGCGTTAGAGTTGAGATATTTATTGGAGTGCAAGATGGTAAAGGTAGTAACCCGCAGTTAGCAAGAGTTCATGCTATGATACGTGAGATAGCTAATGAACTTGGTTATACCTTTGAAGAAATAAAGCTTCAGGTAAAAAGAAAAGCCGGCTTATGCTTTATGAAAAATAATAAAGAGTATTGCAAATCATTTGCAAAGTGTGATAAAGAAGAATTAAATCTTGCTATACAAGCAGCTTTAGAAATAGGAGACTTTAGTGGTATGCAGTTGAGATAGTTATTTTACTATTTTCATCTTATTAGTGATTTCAGTAAGCTTATCAATAGCATTGTTATCTTTGGATTTTAGCATATCACCAAGTTGTTTAATATCATCTTCTGTAGCAGTTGTCTCAGTAGGTTTATTTAAACCTTGTTGTAAAGCTTTAAACTTAAATAACTGTAGTAAACTGTACAAAGTATAAACTTGCTTTTCCCAGTTATCCAGTTGAATGTTTTTTATATCATCTCTATCATTATTTTCAACGGCTACACGTATACTTTCAAATTTTTGAAAAGTTTCACCAACAGTATCTATTTTAGAGCCAGCAATTATCATATCTGATATGATATTTTGAAGAGATGTAATATAAATAGTAGATACTTCAATGTCTTTGATCACATCTTTTGGATCATACACATCATATGTTTGTATTCGTTTTGATTCAGACATAACTATCAGTTTAAGTAACAAATATAGTATAAATTTATAAGAAAAATGGAAATAGACATTAATAATTTAAGAGATAATTTAAATAATAAACTTAAAGAAAGTGGTTGGGATCATGTATTAGCCCCGTATATAAATGGATTAAGCTTTGATCACATTATGAATACATTGGTTAAAAGTGTATCAGAAGGAAGAAGATTTACTCCAAAATTTAAAGATACATTTAATGCTTTTATAGAATGTCCGTATGATAAACTTAAAGTTGTAATTGTTGGACAAGATCCATATCCTCAACTTGGTGTTGCTGATGGAATAGCATTCAGTTGTAGTAATAAAGGTAAAGCTGAAAAGTCATTACAGTACATACTAAAACAAACCATTGGTGATTACACTGACACAGGTAGAGTTATGTATACACCAGAAGAATGTGACTTAAGACGTTGGTCTAATCAAGGTGTATTATTAATAAATACAGCACTAACTGTAGAAGTCAATAAGATTGGATCACATTATGGTATATGGAAAAGCTTTACTGAATATCTATTTGATATCCTTAATAAATATAACAAAAATGTTATATTCATACTTATGGGTAGAAAAGCAGAAGAGTGGGCACCGTTAATACCAAATAATAAAATATTTAAAGTTGCACACCCAGCATCAGCTGCTTATAGAGGGGGAGAATGGGATTGCAAAGATGTATTCAATAAAGTAAATGAAGAGCTAATTAAACAAGAAAAGTCTTGTATAGCTTGGTAATTATTTTTATATTTGTAAAACAAAATCATAGCCTAAATGTCTAAAAATCAACAACTTAGCCAAGAAAAAGATATTTCTGAGTTTCAAAAAAACTTTTATGAAAAGTATGGTGTAAGAATATTTATTTATACTCCACAAGAGTGTAATGATAAGATACCACTTGATGTCTTTCATACTTGTACATTAGATGCATTACATGAAAATGTGCCTGAACACAAGAAAGTACCATCATTAAAAGAAAAAATTAGATTCAGAAGTTATTTGGTTTATGTTCAAACAATGTCTTATTTAGCACATAAAGAAGGGCACTCTAAAACAAGCATTGGTAAATATCTTAACCGTAATCATGCAACAATTATTAATTCATGTAAAATGGTTGATAATGGTTTCTTTACAAAAGATAAAGTAGTTATAGATGCATATAATAATATATTAAATAAACTAATAGAACATGTGGGAACTATTCCAAAAAATCTTAAAAGCAAAACTAACACCAAATCAACTGCTGATTCTATTTGGGATGAAGCAAGGAGTTTCATTAGCAATTAATAATGATGCTGATAAGAATAAGTTAGTAGAGCAAAAATATTTACAATTTGAAGATGGTAAGTATACATTAACTGCAGATGCAAAAATGCTGATAGCAAGAATGGATAATTACTTTATAAAAGCTAAAAAGAAAACTGATATTCAACTAATGGGTAAAGACTTTGTAGATAAAATTAATGACTACAGAGAAATATTTCCTGCTAAAAAGTTACCAAGCGGTAAACTTGCAAGAAATAATGTAAAAGCATTAGGTGAAGCATTCAGATGGTTCTTTGAAACATATGATCATACATGGGATGATGTTATAAATGCTACTAGAATGTACGTAAATGAGTACAGGGATAAGGAGTATATGTATATGCAAACCAGTCAATATTTTATATGTAAGCAAGATAAGCATAGAGTTAAACACTCTACATTAGCAGACTATTGTGATATGATGATAGAAGGTATCAACACAGAACAAGAACATTTTAAAGAAAACGTTGTATGAGTAAACCAAAACCAGCATGGGTGGGCCAATATCAAGCCTTTAATGATGCACTTAAATATATGTATGCCAGATCAACTGGTGAGGAGAAATCCATATATACGCCATGGCCAAAGTTTAATGATGCATGTACAGATGGGCTTGAGTGGAACACACTTACTGTAATTGGTGGTAGACCTGGTTCAGGTAAGACTTTAATTAAAGATCAAATCATTAGAGAATCATTTATATTAAATCCTAATGATGAATTCAGAGTATTAGAGTTTCAATTTGAAATGGTTGGTAGAACCTCAGCAATTAGAGAATTTAGTTCTATAACCGGTAAAACATATAAAGAGTTATGTAGTGCAGGATCAGTACTAAATAGTGATACATTAAACACATGTCATCAGTATGCTAAAGAAAGAATAAAGTTTCCAGTAGATATTGTATCTACTCCAATGACAGTAAATCAAATGCGTGAT